TCCATTGCCTCGCTAAGCTCACTTACGCACAGCATTAGCATCTGACCGGTGTTGCGTTTCATACCACTGCCGTCAGCATCGCCTAGGTACTCGCCAGTCTCAGGGCAAGTCCACCAGCCGCCGTTAATACTAGCTGTGTGGCAAGCGTCCTGTAATAGCATTACGGCGTCAGCAAGTGGCTGGCCTGTTAAAACTGGGGTTAAGTCTTTCTTAGAGTCCATGATTTTTACCTTTAAGTAGAAGTAGGGCAGCTTACGGCTGCAAATCGGTATTCCAAAAATTAACTAGCCAGCAAAATAAGGGGCGAATGGAATATCGTCGTCTACCGGACCAGGTGGCATACTTGTTTGCTGCTGATTGTTCGCTGGTGCGTTATTGCTTTGCTGTGTTTGTGGCGGCTGACCTTGGCTGGTCATCTGGTTATTAAAACCTTGCTGCTGATTTTGCGACTGATTATTCTGATAACCTTGCGCTGGCTGGTTGTAATTGCCTTGCTGATTGTTACTGCCACTAGCGCCATCTAGCATTTGCATCTGGTCAGCGCGTATCTCAGTCACGTAGCGGTCAGTACCGTCGTCAGCTTGATACTTACGGGTGCGTAGACTGCCTTCGATGTAAACTTTTGAGCCTTTACGCAAATACTGTGCTGCAATCTCACCCAAGCGATTAAACAGTGATATGCGATGCCATTCGGTAGCTTCACGTTTTTCACCAGATTGTTTATCGGTCCACTGCTCAGACGTAGCGACTGAGATATTGGTCACGCTACCACCATTACTGAATTGTCGGTGCTCAGGGTCGTTCCCAAGATTGCCAATGATTAGGACTTTATTAACTCCGCGCATCTTACTGTTCCTCTAATTGTTGGCTGTCTGCCATTGATTGAACACCATCATCAAGAATGGCATCTACATAATCATCTAAACTACTTTCATCTTGTGGCTGCTCTTGCTCGTAGCTTGATCGCGCGGCTTGGATAATCTGAGCATCTATCGTCGCTTTGAGTTTGTTTTGATACTTATCAAAATGAGCTGCTGGTATCATTGTCACGTCTGGAATCGCCTTTTTGATATTAGCGATAGAGTCTGGATTGGTAATACATGCAATCATCTTTTTTAAGATACTGGCTTGCTCGTCATCCACGTACTCAATGGCTGGCTCGCTGGCGTGCATCTGACTGACCTGCGATATCGCAGATGGTTGATTGTTCTGCTGTTTCGGGGTAACGTCGCGTGCTTCGGTAAAGTCCTCGACTTCATCCTTGGTGTAGATACCCATCGTGACTTCAGGCGCATAAACACGGCCAAAGAAAGCAGCGGCACGATACATTGCCATTTGCTGCGGCATCGTCTGCCACTTACTGCCTTTCTTGAAGTACCAGCCTTCTTGTATTGCCATTTCAAGGGTAATAGGAGAGGACTTGACCACCTTGCCGGACGCTTTATCGGTAGCCCAAGCCACACAAGAAAAGTCATTCATATTGACAGACTTATTAAGCGTTTCTTTATTGCCGTTATTCCAAGCTGTTTCGGTATAGGCGATATCTTTATTGCCTAAGTCGGTAAACTCGAATTGCAAGGTAGTAAAGCGCCCACACGAATTAATACCTGCAATAATAAATTGCGATGACCAAGCTGGACGTCCTTCAATCAGATATAAGTTCTGCATAATCATTAAAGGATCAGCACCTAAACGACTGGACATATTGAGAGCCAATAGGCAGTTTGCGACCGCATTAGGGTTTTCGGTATAATTTGTGTTTTTGCCTTTACCGTAGCCAGTGGTCTTAGCTACCCAACTTTGGTAAATCTCAGGAACAATATTTGAGCTGGCGAGTAATTTAGCGGCTTCCATAACTTCTGAAAAATTTTGAAAGTTAAACAAACTACTGCCTGTCGCATTCATTTGCGCGGTTACTTGTACGTCGCTATTCATTAGTTACTCTCCTCACCAAGACCAAACACGCTATCAAACTGCGCTAATAGTTGGCCCATCATTTGTTTTTCAGCTTCAGCGCTGGCTTGTTCGCTGATATTGTTCGCAAACCAGTGCTGTTCTTCCTGATCCATCCATTCCCAGCCAGCGGCGTCTTGTTGATACTCACTCATGATCGTCGCCTCCCAGCCCAAACAAGTAATTAACCTTGTCGTGTGCTTGCTTGACTGCTTCGCGTGCTTTCTTCGCGCCAGCAATCAAAGTTTTAATATCAAGCTCTGCTAAATCGTTCTCTAAGCGAGAAACTTCGCACCCAAGGTGATAGACTTCGTTTTGCAGCTCGTCACAACCATCACAAGAACCATCATTTTCAATTTGTACTGAGCCATGACTGATTGGCAGTGCATCCAACGTGATAGCCAACTCATAAGCTAAGCTATCAGGGTCGCAATCAAGACCTTCATCGATAAGTTCGGCGTCGGTCATCGTTTTATAGCTGATTCTGCTACTCATGATTCCACCTCACTTTTTAGCACCAAGTTGTATTGCTCAGGCATTTGAACCATAGGCTTATCTTTAGTTATAGCGCCTAAAGACAGCCTTAGCATCACTTGCTGCTCTTGGGTCATGCCTATCTGCACTATACGACCGTCAGCCGTTCGCTTGATTAAGCCGATATGCTCGATATCATCTGCAAAACCGTGATTTAAACTCATGACTTTCTCCCATACGCCTTAGCGATAACATCGTTTGCATGGCGCGCCGTCTTAGCCTGCTGGCTCGCCTCGTATTCTTCCCAGCTCATATCATCATCGCTGTCCGGATTGGTGTTTTCTTCCAGATAAAGCTTGTGCTCTAAATGCACTTGGTCTTGCGCCTCAATGCCAGTTGCTAGGGCATTGGCACCAGTTGCGATGACGGCGCTGGCGAGTAGGGCGGATATTGCGAGCTTAGCGGTCAGCTCGACGTTGACTAACTTTAATAATTGTTTCATAATGGGTCTCCGTAGTAGGAATTACCCCAGTCAATTTGCCTTGACTGGGTTTTTTTATGCCTGAATTTTGGCAAGGGCTGTGATTAAAGCGTCTGCGTGCTTAACTGCGGTTTCTGCCATTTCGTAGCTACCAACGCGCTTGCCAGCATTGGCAGTAATAATCCCTTGCATGACTGCCGCGGCTAACTGGTCGCGTCGGCTTAACGGTTCTGATTGATTACTCATAAGAGGGTCCTAATTTGATTAATACAAAGAATCAGGTAATTACTGCTACCCTTTCAAGTTAACCAAAGTTTACCGAAGTTAACCAAGCCTGTCAATAATAAAGTTAATTGAAGTTTACTTTATTTTGTAGATGGTAAATTTTAGACACAAAAAAACCGCCACAACGGGCGGTTTATAAATCCTGCTTTACTTTAATTGGTTGTTATTACTACCAGCGCTCCATGTTTGACCATTCCCAGACCCAACCAAGCACCTCAACATCACTCATATCTTCCGGCAGAACAATCTCGTCAGGGTATGCTGGATTATGGCTGCGAATTAACAGACCTCCATCTGGTCGCATGTATAGATACTTAGTGCGCCTCATCACACCATGCCTTATACAATAAATCTTACCATCTTTAATCTCTTTTTTACTGGCGTCAGCAGTACACCTTGCGCCATCTGATATACGCTCGGCCATACTGTCACCATCATTCATATAACTAAAAGACTGCGTGATGCTAGCACCTGCCTTGCGAGCTGATCGCTTGCTCATTCTTATTTTTTTATCCGTCACTTCTTGTACCTCGCCCTCTTGGTTCCCTGCCGTTACAACTACCTTGTCGTAATAAGGTATCTCAAACTCATCATCATCAAGTTCGGTATCTTCATCCCAACCAACTACAGCAGAATAGCCTCGATAAGCCTCATCCCTGCCTGTGATTAAAAACTCCGCGCTGACGCCCAGCACCTCCGCCAACCCATTCATATTACTGCCCGTTGGTTCAGACTGACCATTACGCCATTTACCTACAGCTACCTTAGATACGTTTAGCTTTTCGGCAATCTTGACGTTATTAAGACCTGATTCGATTATCAAGTCGTTAATCCTATGCCCCATCTGCTCTAACTCAATATTGGTCATTGCCTTTACTCCGTAAACCTAAGTTAACTATCTTATCTTAATAAGTTGTAATTGTTTTTTACTCGTAGTAAACTGTGGTTAACTTAATAATTAACGGCGGTTTACCTAATGACTCTTGACGATATCAAAGTCTTCTATGGGTTTCAGTATGACGCGGAAGTTGCTCGTAAGTTTAACCTTACCAAGACCGCTATCGGTAAGTGGCGCTCAAACGGCATTCCTACCAAGCGTCAAGCTGTCATCCAAGTTCTTACCAACAATAAGTTAAAGGCGGATTTATCAGCCTTAGCAGCAGAGGAGGCCTAACTCATGTACGACGACCCGAAACACATTAAAGACAACCGCATTAACGCACGTTTTAGCGATGACGAGTACGAGGATTTAATCCGCGTCACTGGTCTGACTGGTCTGCAAAAAAGCACGCTAGTCCGTAAAGCAACGATGAAGCTTGTCGCTGAGATTAAAGCTGAGTTTGAACGAAACCTAACCGATTATGAAGACGCAGTTTAGGCGTTTTTCGGTTACCACAAGGGGAGGTCTATGCCTGATATAGAAACGGAATTTAAAAACGATGAAGAAATGAAGCAGTTGCGATGGGCGGCAGCACAAAAGGGAATGACCGTAGAAGAGTTTACGGCCCACGCCGCCAACCAGTTCGTCAAGAAGTCCAAAGACGATATTCGCAAGCGCATTCAAAATCCTGAACCAATCCAGATTATCAAATAGGTGTTTTTAAGGCACCGAAAAGGAGACAAATTTGAAATCCACCGATAGAAGTCTATTTTCTTGCGAGCGCGAACGCTTAGCAGCGCTGGCAAGTGAGGCGGTCAGTGATTGCTCGCAAGAAGAAAGTGATAAAGAAGCGGACGACAAGGCGTTTTGGAAAGTCGTTTATATATTGGTTCACGTAGCAGCGGTATTACTCGTGCTGACAACGTTATACAGAATGTGGGGGCAGTGATGTTAAGAGAGCAGGTATTTTCAGATATTAGCAATTATCCAAAACCAGTTAATCCCGACTGGCAATCAGCGGTAGCTGAATATTTAGAAGAAGTGGGCGCAACTGACCTTGATGCACCGGACGCACCAAAGCGCAAAATTCAGCGTACTAACGATCAGCTATTTGTAGCGCTCCAGGGTCAGAAACGCAGAGAAGCAGAAGCAAGAGCGCAAGCTGAGTACCGAGAGGCGCAGGCACGTTTGGCAGACGGTACTGCTATTCATCGTCAAAAAAGAGAGCGCACGCCAGTGCTATCTAAAGCGGTTAAAAGCAAAACAGTCAGACCAACAGCAGCGCCAAAGCGCAAGTACGCAAAACGCAATAGCAGTAAAGCGGCGTTTGATGAAGCAGCAGCAATCGAAAGACGTGTGGCTATGATAAGCACGCTTAAATCAGGCGGTAAGATTGAGCAGATACCGCAAAAGCGGTGCGAAGGTGGCTATGCAGAGTATCAAACGCAGTACACCGATATTCGCTGGATTGGCCGCGTGAAAGGACTGGTCATTGCACGCATACAGCGATTCAGAAGCAAGACTTCTTACTTTGTCTTAGATGACTTTGAGCGCTATGAGTTGCCAGAGCCTATCAGTGGCTATGCTGAAGAAAAGCAAAAAATGCTAACCGCATTACTTAGCAAGAAGCTTGTGCTGGCAAGTGATATCGATAGCAGCGCTAAAGTTGCATCGCGAACGATTGCAGCATTGGCTGAGATACACGACTTGGACGTTTATACCGTGTTTGAAAGTCGTTCTGTGCATGGCTGGATATTCATCATGGACGAAGAAAAGCGCAAAGCTAAGCTCAAAGAAGTGGGCGATATGTTGCAGGCGCTGGATTTTTTGGAAGAACGAAAACTAAGAAAAGAAAATGACCGTCTGCCAATGCACGTACCTGACGTGATACTTGACGCGGCATACCGTGAGTTTAAGCGCGTTGCCAAAGATGCGGGCGCGACTATAGAAGAAGTATTAGCGGTAAAAGAAAGTCAATAAAAAACCCTTTGATCGACGAAATCAAAGGGCCTAACAAACTTAACCTGTAAGCGGAGTATATATCCATGAACGACATTATGCAAGTAAACGAAGTAAGCAAGACCATGAGCAGTCGCGAAATTGCCGAACTATGCGAAAAACGCCATGACCATGTTTGTCGTGATATCGACAATCTTAATCAGAGCTATGAACAAATGGGCCTCCCCAAAGCTGGGGAGGGGCACTACACCCATCCAAACACGGGCAATCAGCAGCATCGCCAATTTTTACTAAGTAAAGAACAGACGATTGATTTAATAACTGGTTATCGCGCTGATATCCGTATTCGTATTAATCGTCGCTGGCAAGAATTAGAACAGCAAGCGCAAGCAAGTAGTCCGGTCATGCCAGCACTACCTAACTTTACTAATCCAGCAGATGCAGCGATTGCATGGGCAGAAGAATATAAAGCTAAAGAAGCGGCGCAAGCTGAGGTTATCGAGTTAAAACCAAAGGCCGAAGCGCTGGCACGTATCAGCAGCGCAAAAGGCGCTACTGGTATTCGTGATACCGCTAAAGCTGTTGGTATGCGTCAGAACGACTTTGTAGCGTGGTGTATTGATGATACCAAGCCTATGAGCCGTCGCTTCATGTATCGCGATGATAGAGGCGTGCTTAATGCGTACTCACATCGCACCAGTGCAGGACTCATGACGCAGAAGCTACAGTCGTTCGTTGGTCATGATGGGCGTGATAGAGCAGAGCCTAGAGTTAAATTTACCCCGGCTGGCGTGGCTAAGATTGCAGAGATGCTTGAGAAAGAGCGCAATAAAGAATTGGAGCCAATGTAATGACGGTACACGTTTTTAACGTAGACGATGCAGTGAAGTACGGCATAGAAAAGGCTGTGATATTGCAGAATATGCGCTTTTGGCTGGATAAAAACAAAGCTAATGGCACTAACTTGCATGATGGCTATTACTGGACGTACAACAGCGCAGAGGCGTTTTTCAAGATATTCCCTTACTTTAAGTCAGCTAAAGTCATCCAACGCCTACTAAAAAGCATGGTAGTAGACGGCTTATTGCTGGCTGGCAATTACAACAATAAGGGTTATGACCGCACAAAATGGTACTCAATGCCTGAATATTGCGCTGAAAGCCTTGATACAAGCCATTGTTCAAAAATGACCAATGGATTGGACAAAAATGACCAATGCAATGGTCAAGAATGTCCAATGGATTGTTCAAAAATGACCAATGCAATGGTCAAAAATGACCAACCTATACCAGATATAAACACAGATAGTAAACCAGATATAAACACAGATATTGGTACTAAAAAGAAATCATCAAAAAAACCCATTAAAAAGCTCACTGATTATCCTGATGATTTTAAACCTACTGAAAAGCAAGTAGCCAAGATGAATGAGTATGGAATCAACATACCTTTATTTTTAGAAACATTTGAAAATGGAACAAAAGCGAAGGGTATTCAATACAAGTGCTGGACTAGTGCATTTACCACTTGGATAAACAACGAGATTAAATTTCGCAAGCTTGCACCGGTACCAGCACAAGAGAAATACGAGCCAGCATTTAACGGCTGGAACGACAGAAACCCTGATTACAAGCCACCTAGCCAGCAACCTGACGTTTACCACCCTAGTCAAGCAGAGTTCCAACCATCAGAGCCAGTCACCTACGTGCCAGCTATTGGAGACCCTAACTGGCGCTGGACAGAACCGCTACCGGGAATGAGCATTATTGAGACTGATCGATACATCAAAGATCATAAGCGCAAAGGCGAGAACCCGAACAAGGCTTATCAGAGACTGCTTGTTGAGATGCAGGGAGAGACGGTATGAAATTGATACTTGACCCATGTTGCGGTAGCAGAATGTTTTGGTTTGATAAAAAGGACGACAGAGCAGTGTTTACAGATAAACGCAGTGAGCAGCACACCTTGTGCGATGGACGTGAATTAATTATTGAGCCAGACATGGTAATGGATTTTACCGACTTACAGTTTGATGACGAGCAGTTCCAAATGGTTGTGTTTGACCCGCCTCACTTGCGTAAAGCTGGCAAGGATTCATGGATGGCACTCAAGTACGGCAAGCTCGATGAAACTTGGCCAATTATGATTCGAGATGGTTTTGCAGAATGTTTTAGAGTGCTCAAGCCCAACGGTACGCTGATATTCAAATGGAATGAAGACCAGATTCCAGTAAAAGATATTTTGGCACTGACAGACCAAAAGCCAGTAGTAGGACACCGCAGCGGTAAGCGTAGTAACACTCATTGGATATGTTTTTTGAAGGAGATGGCATGAGCAAACTAAAAGACAGTCACAGAATTATCTCAATGCTAAAACAGCAAACACACGGTATATGCAATCCATCTGACTTCAAAGGTCAGGACTACATACCGCATAAAGCGCGGAATAATCGCAAGACTAAGCGAGGTAAAAAGTAATGGCATCAATACAACTAGACGGCTTAACGATAGACCTCACTGATTCGATAGATCATTACAACATGTGCAACGATTCAGCGAGCGTAGAGCTATTGGGTGATAACACTCAGGTCTTAACGATCAATGTAGGGCATGACGGTTTAAAGGTACGCGCCCATTTCATCACGCTACACGATGTTATGAACGCTATCGCTGATGCCAACAGTTTTAAAGTGGTGCCGGTTATACCAGACGAGCACGCTAAAGACGCCGTTAATCATAGTGAATACTTTGATGCCGCTGGCAAGTACCACGTCAACAAGCCAGCGACTAAGCCCAAAGCAAAGCCGGTGAGCCGTAAGGCTTATCTTAAACAGACTGGCATGTTGGATTTTAGGGAGGCGGGCAAGTGAGTAAGTTTATAGCTAAGCAATCATTAATTTTAAATGATTACGAAAGTCATCGCTCGCTATCGTTTCAATTTTACGAACGCGGCGTAGTTATTAAGAGTCGGCAGGACGAGGTAAATAATAAAGAATGTGGCGCGGACCCAAGGTATTTTTCTTGCTTAATAGTCTCGCACCTAAAAAACGATGAAGCTATCAAGCTGCGTGACCGCCTTTTAGCTCGATATCCACTTGAGGCTGACAAGTGAAAAAAGACCCGGCCGACTATACCGCAGGCGAGCGCAAGTTCGCTGATTTAGTGGCAGCGCTCAAGGCTGGCAAGCCGAACGCTATGATCTATCGTAAAAATTCAGCGGTGACAGAGAATGGCGATTTTGTCATTGGGTTGACGTATCACAGCGAGCGCCAACGCTACACATGCAGCGCGATTGAGATTAACGGCGTGAGAGATAACGGCAAGCTGTGCGAGTGGGATAAAAGCGGTAAGGCTGTAGATTGCGATTGTAGCGATTTGGTTATGGGTTCGGTACATACGTCGGTCAGGACTATTTAAAAGGGCAGGAGGGTGTGAAATTGGCGCGAAAAAGCAGTAAAAGACCTTCTAGTCTTGAGCGGTTGGTCAGAGAAATCACCGGAGAGCCTAAAAACAAGTTTAATGCGGTAAAAAAGACAGTGGACGGTATTAAATTTGACTCTACAAGAGAGTCGAAACGCTATGAAGAGTTAAAGCTGCTTGAGCGTGCTGGCAAGATTAAAGATTTAGAGGTTCAGCCGGTTTATGAGTTGGTGAAAAGCGTGAAGTACAAGAATGCTAAACGTGCCAAGCCAGCCATGATATATACAGCAGATTTTAGATACTGGGATATCGAAAAAGGTGAGCTGGTGGTTGAGGATGTTAAATCGGTCGCCACCGCCAAGCTAACAGATTACATAATGCGACGGCACATGATGCTGGCATTCCACGGAATAGAAGTTTTGGAAACGTATTGAGGAGCTATCAATGACTGAGGAATTAAAGGCGCTAATTCAAGCGGCAAAAGCTGTCCGAAAGTCGCTAATTGAGTACGACGAAGACGAGCACGCCAGCGGTGAAATTTTTTACTGTGAAATGATGAGCGAGTCGGTCGACTTACTATCTTACGCTGTGAAGGAATACGAGGAATCTATTAATGACAATTAAATCTAAAACGCTGGCAGGACTGGGTATGCGAACACTTGATGAGTATGTAGATAGCTTGCCAGCTCATGCTGAAAAGCCAGAAGTTTGGGTAAATATAAACGACGACAGTTGCATCAATGTTAGCCATATTGGTAGTAAGTACGCTTATTACAGCAAAGACGGTAGCTCAGACAGTCACAGCATGGATATAAAGCATTTTACCGAGAATTATAGGCTGGCAGGACTAGGAAAAGAGTTAGCACCAGCAGCTGACGACACATTCAACGATGACACGGTAGCGCAGACTTTCGGTGTGCTAGAAAATATGCGAAAGATTATTTGTTTGAAGTGTGGTTTGGGTTACCAGCTTTACCACAACAGGGTCTCAATGGAGCGCGATGGTATGTGTCGCAAGTGTTTTGATAAGGCAAATGCTAGCAAAATGCGTCTCGTTGGTATTGCAGGCCCAGCACGCGCAGGAAAGGACACGCTCGCCAGCTATATGCTCGATAACTTAGATGGTGTTTGGTCGCGCTCATCGTTTGCAGATCCGATGAAGGCTATGCTTAACGCCATAGACGTCGATACCAGCGATGAAGCTAAGGATTTACCCTTAAATCAATACGGCTTATCTACGCGCCACATGCTACAAACACTTGGTACTGAATGGGGTCGTGACCGTAACGGCAATAGCTTTTGGATTGATGTTTTTTCAAGAAGCAATGCTGGCGAGTGCGTGATTGTGCCTGATGTTCGTTTTGAGAATGAAGCGGAGCTGGTACGAGAGCATGGCGTGCTAATTCATCTGGTCGGACGCGGCGGTATTGAAGGCAGTCACGTATCAGAAAACGCTATTGAGTTTAAGCCTGGCGATATTGTGATTGATAATTCGCGTGACTTGGCCTGGTTGCATGGTCAGGTTGATGGAAATGCGGTGTTGGGTGATTTTATTGCGGAGGTGAGCGAGTGAGAGGCATTATTCTAGCGTTGGCCGCAATTCATTTTGCCCCTTTGGTGATTGTTGTTTGGTTAGAGCTTTTTGACTTGGTGGACTTAAAGGACGGTCAGTATGTCGCTTTAATCCTCACTTCTTTAATGGGTACTTTATTCTTGCTTGGCTTGTTGTGGTGCAACAACGAGTAAGGGTGGTAAATAAAAACCGCCCACGTTGGCAGACGTGAGCGGTTTGGCTGGCAAGTAACAGAGCAATGTTATCGCATGTTGATTATATAATACTTTGAGGACGAATCACATGCAGATGACGAACAAGCAAAGAGTATTGGACGCGATTATCGACTTGCATAATCAGGAGCAGATAGTCACACGCGAAACGCTGTCTGACATAATTGATTTAAAAATGTCGATTATAGACGATAACCTAACCACGCTTACTAATGATGGTTTTATTCATCGCGTGCAGCGTGGCGTCTATGTGCCGACAGTCGAGCACAAGCCAGCGCGAATTATCAGCAAGATTGTATTGCCGGACGGCACGACAGTGATAGATATCGGTGACAAGACAGTCCTTACGCTGACACCAAAGGAGAGCAGGATACTTGGCAATCTCATGATGTGTGAGGCATTGCAGTACAGCAATATAGAGTCAGGTCATCATGCAGCGTTGACGACAGCTAAGATGGATTTAGAGTTGAAGAATATGCGCAAGGTGCTAAGAGAGTTATCAGCACACACGCAGACGGCTCAGGCTGGCTTGTTTTAAAAACTACGGAGTTAATTATGGTTAGTCGATTTTACTTAAATGCCGAAGATAAAATGAAAGATGGCTCGATAGACTGGGTGAATGATACCGTTAAAGCTATGTTTGTTAATACACAGATATATAACTTTGATGCCGCGCATTCTGCTTTATCGGATATTTCTTTATCGGCGCGTGTTGGCAAAGCTGCGTCATTGACAAACAAAAGGTTTGTTTTTGATGCAGCTGCCGCAGATGACTTGTACTTTGAATATCTGATTGGCGCTATGGTTGGCAGTCTAGTTTTATACAAAGATAATGGTGAAGACGATACAAGTGACTTAATTGTTTATATTGGCAACTGCTTTGGCATGCCTTTTTTGCCTAACGGTGGTGACGTTACGATCACTTGGGATAGAGGTTTGAAGAAGATATTTACGCTATACGACATGCCTGCCACGACACGTAGTTGCGTGTAATTCGCAAAACCTGCAAACAAGACAACAATACCTCGCAAAACGTGAGGTTTTTTTGTGCCTGACAACCATTAATTGCGATAAAACGCATTAAACGCGCATTAAATTGCTCGCCAGCTCGCACAGCGTGCGTCCTTACCCCTATAAGGTTCGCACTTTTCACGTACAGGCTCTAACATCATGCTATTAAAGGCGTTTGGAGTCTGTCATGAGTAAGAAAAACAACAAGCCCGATTGTGATTGGGAAGAAATTGAACGTCTTTATCGTGCAGACTTGCGTACCAACGCACAACTTGCGCGAGATTTCGACGTACACGCAACCACTATCACACGCAGAGCTAAGAAACATGCGTGGAAGCGTGACTTAAAGCACCGCATTAAAGAGCGCGCTAACGCATTGGTGCAAGAGCGTGCGGTTAAAGTGCTGGCAAGTGATGATCAAACGATTGAAGAAAACGCACAAATCACAGCCAACGTGCGACTGTCTCATCGTCAAGACATTGGTGATGCTCGCAGCATTGCCATGACCTTGCTCGATGACCTGAAGGCACAGATTGGCACAGACAACCGCGCACGCTTAGAAGACTTGTTTATAGCAGCGCTACAAGCAGAAGTCGTCGATGCAAGCCAGCTTGAAGCTTATGAGCGTGTCACGTCTCTTGCTAATCACGTTCGCATCATGAAAGAGCTTGCAGACACGATGACCAAGCTTGTGACATTAGAGCGTCAGGCTTATGGCCTCGATGACATGGACAGCTCGCCAGTCGATGCACTCACCACATTGCTACACAGTATTGCCAATAATAACGGCAACGCGTTTGCTGTGGTCAAAGACGATCCAGCGTATGAAGACGAGCCAGCAACCAACACCATCGGTGTGAGTGGAGATGATGATGCGTAAACGTAAAGTATTACTTGAGATTGTATTGATAGCGATTGATGTTGCATGTGTCGCTTACACCAAGCGCAAACGTAAGCGCGAAGAGCGTGATAATGCCTAACATAGTCCATACCACAGCCTTAAACCCACTACCAACCGATGCAGCTGAGCTGGCAAGATGCTTGGCTGATCCCGTTTGGCGTGTGTTTAGCGGCTGTCTGTATAAGATTATGATCAAAGGTGATGACGAAGAAGATGTTGAAGCTGAAAGCTATGTCGTACCATTCAAGCCCAATGCAGCACAGAGACTATTTGTTGATAGATTGTGGCACCGCAATATTATCCTGAAGGCTCGCCAGCTTGGTTTTACCACGCTCATAGCAATCTTGTGGCTTGACCATGCACTTTTTAATGCCGATCAGCGCTGCGGTATTATCGCGCAGGACAAGAACGCAGCCGAGGTTATCTTTCGCGATAAAGTAAAGTTTGCCTATGAGAATCTACCGGTTGAGATACGCGAGCGCTTCCCTTTAAAGCGTGACAGCGCTGCTGAGCTACTATTCGAGCACAACAACTCATCTATTCGTGTCGCAACATCCATGCGTTCGGGCACCATTCATCGTCTGCATATCTCAGAGTTTGGCAAAATTTGCGCCAAATATCCGGACAAAGCCAAAGAGGTAATGACCGGCTCAATCCCTGCCGTACCTGCCAGCGGCATCTTAGTCATCGAATCAACCGCCGAAGGTCGAGAGGGTGACTTCTTTCGCTTAACCCAAGCCGCGCAAAAGCATTTCTATTCACGCAAAAAGCTCTCGAGCAAAGATTATCGATTGCACTTCTACGCTTGGTGGCAAGAAGACAACTACCGTGTTAACTCACGCACTGTCGATATCACTGACAAAGAGCATGAATACTTTGATCAAGTTGAGATGATAGCCAAGCGTGACATGGGTATCGATATGAAACTCGATCCCGATCAACGTGCTTGGTATGTCGCAATCAAGAACAGTGACTTCGTTGGCGCTGAAGAACGCATGTGGCAAGAGTACCCCTCATTCCCTGACGAGCCATTCCAAGTCAGCACAGAAGGTCATTACTACGCAAAAGATATGCTACAGCTACGCAAACGTGGCGGTATTTGTCATATTGACGAGCTCGACATTCCAGTCGATACGTTTTGGGATATTGGCAACTCAGATGGCTGTGCTATTTGGTTCTTACAACACATGAATGGCCAAGACCGCTGGATAAGATACTACGAAGCACACAATGAGACGCTAAAACACTATGTCGCACAGCTTAGAAGCTACGGCTATGTGTTTGGGCGCCACTTCTTACCGCACGACGCTGACCACAAGCGCTTATCAGACACGAACAAGAGCACACGCGAGATGCTAGAAGACCTCATGCCCGGTGAAGTCTTTGAAGTCGTGCCGCTTATCAGTGAGCTTATGAATGGCATTCAGCAAACAAGAGCTGCGATGAAAGGTTATTACTTTGACGAGGTTGATTGCCAGCTCGGTATTAAGCGCGTCGAAGGTTATAAGAAAGTCTTTAGCACAAAAGATATGCGCTATACGAACAGACCAAACAAGGCGAATGGCTGTAGTGAAGGTGCTGATGCACTCAGGCAACACGCACAAGCAAAAGAGGCTGGCATGTTAGACAGGTCAGATAAAACCACCACTTACGAAGAACAAGACGCTGACGACTGGCGTGTAATGTAGAGGATTGAGATATGAGTATAGATGTGACAGACACGCCAGCCGACGACCAAGCGCTGAGCTTAATTGAGTATCAAGATATTATCAACGAGATTGAGGAGCAACCGCGCTGGCGAGCCATTGCTGATAGCGAGATGGATTATGCTGACGGCAATCAATTAGACGGTGAGTTGCTTAAAAGACAGCGAGATTTAGGCTTGCCGCCTGCCGTTGAGAACTTAATCGGTCCCGCGCTTAGAGCGATTCAAGGCTATGAGGCGACTGTACGAACTGATTGGCGCGTGACACCAAACGGCGAAGTTGGCGGGCAAGACGTAGCAGATGCTTTGAATTACAAGATCAATCAAGCTGAGCGTAATAGTAAAGCCGATAAAGCTTGCTCAGATGCGTTCGAGACGCAAATCAAGTGCGGCATTGGCTGGGTTGAAGTGAGTAAAGAGACTGACCCGTTTAAATATCCATATCGTTGCCGTAAGATTCATCGCAATGAGATTCACTGGGACATGCGAGCGACTGAAGCAGACTTGTCCGATGCTAGATGGTTGCGCCGTGCTAAATGGCTCAGAGCCGAACGTATTGCGCTGTCATTCCCTGAGCACAAAGAGATGATCATGAATCTAGGTCGCTATGGCATGAACTCGTGGTATATGTCACCAAGCTATGATGGTGGTGGTTCGACTGGGCTCGAAGGTTCGCATGGGTTAGGTCGAGGTAATACGCTGCATGAAGAGCGCTGGTACAATCCGACCAATAAAGAGCTGTGCGTGTTTGAGCTATGGTATAGACGCTGGGAGCAAGCAACGGTTATTAAGACACCTGATGGCCGCGTCGTTGAGTATGACGAGGACAATCAAAACCATGTGATGGCTGTGGCCGCTGGCATGACCAAGCCGATTATGGCAACTGTAACTCGTATGCGCCGCTCATATTGGTTGGGACCGCATTTATTGCACGACAGCCCATCGCCTTATAGTCACACGCACTTTCCTTATGTGCCATTTTGGGGCTTTAAGGAGGATGCGACTGGCATACCTTATGGTTATGTTCGTGATATGAAATACTCGCAAGACAGTTTGAATAGTGCGCTTGCTAAGTTGCGCTGGGGAATGTCTGTTACTCGTGTTGAACGTACCAAAGGCGCAGTTGCTATGACTGATGCTCAGTTACGCAGACAAGCCGCAAGACCGGATGGTGACATCGTGCTTGATGCTAAGCACATGGGCGAAAAAGGTGCGCGTTTTGAGATTATTCGAGACTATCAGCTGACTAGCCAGCACTATCAAATGCTGACAGAAAACAGAGAGTCAATCAGCCGCACGTCCGGTATTACGGACCCATTCCAAGGCAAAGGTAACGCACAATCAGGTTATCAAGAGCAGCTGCAAGTCGAGCAGAGCAATCAAAGCCTAGCTGATGTGATGGATAACTTCCGCGAAGGTCGTAAGCACATGGGCGAGTTATTGTTATCGCTCATCATTGAGGACTTAGGACAAGAGCCGCAGACAATTATTATCGAAGGTGATGCTGTCACAGAAGAACGTGCAGTCACTATTAATGCGCCAGAGCGCGATCCTGAGACTGGACAAGTCTATCTGTCTAACGATATCAGCAAGACGCGCCTCATGGTTGCACTGGAAGACGTGCCGAGCACGAATAGTTATCGCGGTCAGCAGCTCAATGCCCTAAGCGAAGTAACGAAAGCGCTTCCTGAGAAGTACATGGTTCCTGCAATCCCACACATGCTATCGCTTATGGATATTCCGAATAAGAAGAAATTCATTGAGGATATTAAAGCTGTGGATCAGCAACAATCACCGGAAGAAATCCAGCAGCAAATTGAGCAAGCCATTCAAGACGCGCTGGTCAAAGCTGGTAATGATATCAAGTTGCGCGAGCTTGAGCTTAAAGAGCGTAAAGCGGATAGCGAGATTAGAGGTATCGATGCTAAGACGGTGCAAACTGGCGTAGCTGCGAGTTATAGCGCAATGCAAGGCGGCGCTCAGATTGCACAGATGCCGCAGATAGCACCGATTGCTGATGAGATCATGATGAGTGCAGGCTATCAGCGTCCTGACCCTTACGGCGTTGATCCTAATTACTTAGCGCCCGACATGCCAGCACAGCCATTACCTGGTGATATGGCTGGCGAGTTGCCCGAAGGTGTGCAGCAAAACACCAGTCCGATGTACCCACCAGTACCGCAAGATGCTGGCTCGCCAATGCAAGGTATTGAAACGCCAACAATTACTGACAACTTGCCAGCGGAGTGATAAACTGAATTGGTCAGCTAACGACTTGGGTAGCTCCTGAGTCGGACACGCGCATAACGCTGAGGCGCTTGCTGACATCCTTATTCAGTGATTACTTACAGCGAGTAATGATATGTCAGATAATAAAGATAAACCTCAATCTCAGATTATATCTACTGATGGCTTTCATGCCTTTGGTAATCTGCTTGATAACACCGACGAACCTATTAAGCACAAGAAGAAGCAACTACTTGTTAGGTATTATAAAAAAAGTGTTGTAAAAGACCTTGGCGAAGGAGTCAAGAGTTATATAGCAATTACTGCACACACTACGCAGTATGATGTTACCGTCAAAGCCATTCTATCGTTTACTGATTTCAACTTAACCCACACTGTTGCCAACGCCATGATACGTGCGAAACTTTCTGAAAAGGGATTGCATGTTGATAATATTGATTTGATTGATGCTGGTGAAAGTAAAGAGGCTTGGATTGCTCAACTAAAGCAGCGCGGTTTTAAAATGGCTATGGATAATGATGGCTGGGTTGATGTGCATAGAATGTTCTTAGGTCAAGGTCGAAAGGATTATCACTTTTGCGATACTGATCTGAAGGTAGGTGATAGAGCTGTCTTGGGTTGGTATGGCGAGCCTGAGAAGAATAAGTACATAGAGTTTACCTCCATAAGCAAAGGTCGTCTTGATTCTACTCAATGGAATTTTAGGTACTTAACTGGAGATGAGGTTGATCATGCTGGCGAGAACAAGGACGGTGAATAATGGACTTACGCCCACCAGCTTTAATCAACAAGCAAGTAACTGAAGACATGCTTCATTGGATTATGATGCAGCCAAACACGGTTACTATGAATATAACCACCAAAGAATTTAATGTCACGCCAGCTAAAGGTGCACAAGACTACCCGATTGAAGATAACTTGCGTCAGCTTATGCTTCGTGAGCTTACAATGATACTGGCCTATAACGGCTTTAGTTCAGAGCTTTTAAGTGACGATAAGCTCAAAGTATCTAAAGACCTATGGAGTATGGAGATTGAAAATATACTTCAGCAGATGCCTTTCGCTGATTATCTGCCACACCAGATAAAGAAAGCCTACGAACATCATGAGTACGAAAGCCGCGACGCTGAGTATAGCACCGCTAGCTACCCAAACCGTGAGCGACTGGAGTCAATCAGGCAATTTATTATAGATAATACGGAAGGTGGTTTATGAACATCGACTTACTTATGAATGGTCAAGCGGAAGCAGTCAGCCTGAGCGAGCAGGGCATGACTGTCACTGAGTATATTCAACACTTAGTCTCTACCGATAACGCGCCAGCCACGATGATGGTTAATAAAAATAATGGCGTTGAGGTTCGACTTGCGTTGTCAACAACTTCGTATGATGCACCAATTAAAAAACCGGACGGCAGTAGAAGTCAGATGGTTATTAATGTTAATGACATGCTGACTGATAATGATGTGCTATTGTTTCGTGCCAAGCCAGCCACGCAAGGTGTGGGGATTGGTGAGGCGTTGCAGCAGTTGATAGATGAGGTGAAATTATGAGTATAAATCTATCGTGCCTGCCGCAATCGAAAGCCTTGTTAGACTTGTATGACGATGTAAGTGAAACAGAGGTGATGGGTCGGATGATTCCGCCAGTAAGTCGCTCAATCGATTTACTGAGCGATACGCTGTATGATAAGTGTATGGTTAAACTAACCGGTGCGAATAAGTTGGCAGAGCTGTTAGATGGCGTAATGGCTAACACCATAAGTCCTCGACCACACTCTTTTGATAGTGTCATGGGTGAGATTGGAAATAGCTTTGATAGTTTTGAGCCAGCATTGCTTAAAGCTGAACCATTTGAGATGCAACCGTTTGAATGGCCTAGATATTTAGATAGGTCGTGCATGGTGAATATTGATGTGACTCAAGTACCGTAAGATATAGTGAGATGATATAGCTATGGCAGATAAAGCTAAGTACGTTCTGATTGGCGGTGATTGTGATGGTGAGATGGTAAGTTCTTACCACTATAGAACCAGCCGAGACTATAGAGGTAATTGCGAGCCTAACAACCCTTTCGCTAGAGTGCCACCTAGACCTTCGCGAATTATGGTTAATGATGGCGTACTACCGATAGTTGAGCCAAGGAAAGAAGAGCCGAAGGTTTACTTCAAGCACTGCCTCACCCAATTTTTTGATGGCAAGGGCGAGCCTTTTAGATATTGGTTTTACTACGTCAACGAACACATTGATCCTGACGAATTAGATATTGATCAAACTTATTTAAGGCTAAGCAGGATTTACGCTAGATCGATTTAATGTTATTCAAACAACCCAACCAAAGAGGCAATACCTATGAGCTTAACAGCAGAACAAGCATTAATGCACGAAGTAGTGAATCGAATCACTGATAAATACACTCCTTCTCAGACAGATAAGTTAGTGCAGGATGCAGAGAAAATCACTAGCGCCATTCTCAACTACACCAATGACAAGAAAGACGACGAATAAAGCTAGCCAGCTTTAACACTACAAACCCAAACCACCCTTCGCGGTGGTTTTTTTGTGCCAAAAATTGGCTGGTAAGCCCGACACCCCTATAAGGTTCGCATAAAAGCTTGCCAACGCTTAAATTGTTATCAAGCCATTGCTAGTGGCGAAACCTGTTTTTTAACGGTAGCCCTCCGACATGGGTAAAGGACAGATTAATGACAGTTGATGCAAATAGTTTTATTGATGACAGCTTTAATGACGGCGATTGGTCGCCTCAAGACGCAGCACGATACTTAGAAATGAGTATGAATGGCGATACCTCGCAAGGGGAAAGTATCGACACGCCAGACGATACCGCAGCGAATGAACAGACCACTGAGCCTGATGATAAGGATGACACGCCAGCCACAGAAGCACCCACTGAAACGCCTGAGACTGAATCGAAAGAGGATGCTGAAGGTAATAACGTGGTTATGGCTCGTGATGGCGTACACACTATTCCTTATGAAAAGTTAGTCGAAGCCCGTGAGCGTGACCGTGTATCACAAGAAGCGTTAGCCGCTGCCAATGCTGAGTTGGAAGTTTTACGCAAGCAATCACAAACGCCTGCCACTGTTGCGACCACGCAGCAAGAGCAGGACATTGAGACGGCACAAGCCGCAATCAATGCTGGCGTGAACCCTGACTACTTTGGGGATTTTTCTGAAGAGGCTTTGGCAGAAGGTATTAACAAGCTGATTGATGAGCGCGTATCAGCACAAGTCGATGCTCGCGTTGCAAAAGCTTTAGAGCCGATGCAGCAAAAAGAGCAAGAGAGTGCCGCTGAAGCCCACATGCGCACGATTTACGAAGCACATACCGATGCTGATTCTATCGTTGAGAGTAGCGAGTTTGAAGCATGGAAGGCGTCACAGCCGACCTATATTCAAGCTGCACTTGATGGAGTCTTAACGCAAGGTACTGCTGAGCAAGTCGTCGAACTGCTCAATAACTTTAAGCAATCAACAACTAGCACGCCTGCTGCCGACGCTGGCAAGCCATCGACTGATGACTTAAAAGCCAAGGCACGCGAGGCAATTAAGAATACCGCGCCTGCTATTCCTGCCAGCCTAAGTGACATACCTGGTGGACATAAAGGCGCTCTCGATATCCGCGAACAAATGGACGCAATGTCTGGCATTGAGTTGGTTGAAGCGATGGCGGATTGGTCGCCTGAGAAGCGCGAGCAATACTTAAACAATACTTTTTAGGAGTGGCATAGATGGCTACCAAAACCCACGCCGCATACGGCGATAAGAAAAACATGGTCGTACAAGCTGCTGGCTTGTTTGCGGCTCACATGAATCGAAATGGCACCATGCAAAAGCTGACAGGCAAAATGCCTAAAGGTACTGCTGGCGCTGAAGCGACGATTCGCAAACAAACCACGCAGCACATGCCAATCGTCCAAGTACAAGACTTGGGTAAAGGCACTGGTGATGAAGTGACCTTTCACTTGCTCAATCCAGTAGGCGCTAAACCGATTATGGGCAGTAACTTTGCCGAAGGTCGCGGTACTGGTATGTCGTTCAGTGAAGACAAGCTGCGCGTCAATCAAGCACGTTTCCCGATTGATATGGGCGATACCATGACTGGTATTCGTACACCCGTTGATTTTCGTGCAATGGGTCGTCCGGTCGCTGAGAGCTTAATGGCTCGCTACGTTGACCAGTCGCTACTCGTTCACATGGCTGGTGCTCGCGGTCATCAAAACAACATCGAGTGGGTTGTTCCTACTAAAGATGATCCGAAGTTTAAAGAGATCATGGTCAACGATGTTAAAGCGCCAACCAAAAACCGTCACTATCTAGCCAGCGGTGCTGGTATTCAGCAATTCAAACAGACTGGCGGTGAGATTGATATCACCACAGCCGATATGCTGAAGATGGACACCATCGATTCGATGAAGTCATTAATGGACCAAATCGCACTGCCACCACCTATCGTCAAGTTTGAAGGCGATACGATGTCAGAAGACGACCCATTACGTGTATGGATGTTGTCACCAGCTCAGTACAACAAGTTTGCTGCTGACCCGGCGTTCCGTCAATTCCAAGCTGCTGCGCTGGCTCGTGCCGCTCAAGCTGCTGGTCATCCTTTATTTAAAGGTCAGGCTGGTATCTGGAATGGCTTCTTAATGATTAAGATGCCACGTCCTATCCGCTTCTATGCTGGCGATGATATGCAGTACAGCACCTCATACACCAGTGAGCAAGAAGCAACTGCCAAAGTACCGGCGTCATTCGGTGAGAAGTTTGCGGTTGACCGCTCGCTTATCTTAGGTGGTCAGGCGGTTGCTGAGGCAATGGCGGCTCATAAAGGTTCTGGTATGCCATTCTTCTGGTCTGAGAAAGAGCTAGATCATGGCGATAAAGTTGAGCTATTGATTGGTGCAATTCGCGGCGTCTCGAAGATTCGCTTTGATGTTGACACTGGCAATGGTCATGAGTTCACTGACTACGGTATTACAGTGGTTGATACCGCTGTTGATTCATTCGGTCGCGGTAAATAGGAGCAGTAAAGATGGCTACAATTAAATCAAACAGCGCAGTGATGACGAACTTCTACACCGTCACATCGCCTTATGGTAATACCACTACCGTTGGTTATCGACTAAAGGCCAACACAGGCGGCGTCATTGCCAATGGCGATTCAGCAACAGCACCAAAAGCTGGTGATGTTATCGACTTGGGCGAGCTACTTGAAGGCTGGTTTCTAACTGATGCGCAAGTCTTTATCACTGAAGGCTTGAGTGCAACCGTAACTGGTAGCTTAGGTTTTGCTTATGAAGATGGTGTTGATGACACGACTGTACCGCAAGATGCGGAATACTTTATCAAAGCTGGTGCTGACCTTGCTACTGCTGGGCGCTTACGTGCTAACGGCAATAAGCTGGTTGTCCTACCTAAGCCTGCGCGTTTAATCCTAACCTTGGCTGGCGCGGCTAACGCAAAAGCGGCTGATATTAAGGTTGTGGTAACAGGTGAGTTGACCGGCGCTAACTAGCCAGCAACACGCAATAGAAGTCTAAACGATAAACAAAATAGGCTGGCTGGTTTCAGTCAGTCTATTTTTTTTAGGAGCAACCTAGCGATGAGCAAGCAAGATGAAGTATCGATTAAATACATTGGGAAGCGCGAGCCGTGGCATGACCGGCTATACCGCACTGGCCTTGTCTTTGATTGCAATCAAGTACGCACTATTCCTTGGGATATGGCACGCAAGTTTTTACGTCACGAAGACCTATTCGAGAAGGTGGGTGCTGATGCGAAAGACGAAAGTGATGAGACGCCACCGGCTGAAGATGATACGCCGAATGATAGTGATTCAAAAGCTGATGACACGCAAGCGCTGCTTGATGAGCAGACGGCTAAAAACAAAGACAAGGATGATGAGCAAACAGAGCTACAAGCTTTGTATGACCAGGTGAATGTGATGGACAAGCCAGCGCTCAAAGACTTTGCTCAAAATCACTATCAGCAAAAAACCAATAACTCAAAGTCGGTTGAAAACATCCGTCTTGATGTCACAGCCATGATTGACCAGTTTGGAGCACCGTAATGATTTTGTCTGAATTGATACGCAGATTCCGCGTCGCAGCGTTTGATAACGAGCAGCCGTATCTATTCGCTGACCAAGACATTACCGACTGGCTGAATGATGCGGTCAAAGAAGCGGCTATCCGCGGTCGCTTGATTCATGACTCTACCACTACTGGCGTTTGTACTATCAGTACGCAGCCTAATGTGTCTATCTACGCGCTGCATGAGTCACTGTACGAGATTGATTCTATTCACTGGTTAAACGTCGATGATCCTTATCGCGTGAATCCATTGTCTTTAATCTCACAAGAGGATATGGCTGATAGATGGCATGACTGGCGCACACGCGACTATGGTACGCCTGAGTACGCCATTCAGTACGACACGAACATTCGCCTCGTGCCAGCGCCTAATGTGGCTGGCGTGATTGCACTTGAGGGATATCGCACGCCATTAGTGCCAATGGTACTCGATACCGATAGGCCTGAGATTAACATCATTCACCATGAGTACCTTATTCATTGGGCGCTACACAAAGGCTTTGGGATTCCAGATTCCGAAGTTTTTGACATGAATAGATCCGCCTTGGCCGAGCAGGAGTTTACCGATTACTTCGGTATGCGACCTGATTCAGATTTACGGCGTATCACACGCGAAGATGCACCCCATGTGGTCAAGCCATTTTGGGTTTAATTTAATTAAGAGAGGGCCTTATCATGGCTAATACGTTATACGACGCCGCACGTAAGCGGTTCTTAGAAGCACAGATCAACTGGATGACTGACACAATGAAAGTCTTGCTTGTTGATACTGGCGCATACACACCGCAAGTCACAACCCATGAATACTTATCAGACATCTCGTCTTCTGCACGTATTGCTGGTCCTGTTGTCCTTGCTAGTAAATCCACTACTGGCGGTGCCGCCGACGCCGCAGACGTTACTTTCACCTCGGTAAGTGGCGCAAGTATTGAGGCAATCGTTATTTACAAGGACACTGGTACGGAAGCTACCAGCCCGTTAATTGCTTATATTGATACCGCCACCGGCTTGCCTATCACACCAAATGGCGGTGATATTATTGTGACTTGGGATAACGGTACGAACAAAATCTTTAAGTTATAGTATGAAAGATAAGGACCTTACTTATAAGGTCCTTATGAATATAAACAGCTTGTGAGGTTCGTTATGACTGATTTAGAAAAGCCGAAAACTGCGCGTAAGAAAAAACCACCTACTCAGACGGCTGGCGTTAATGGCATTGATGGGCATAGAGGTATGGGTGCCGCGCCTGAGCATGAGGACTTGCCAGCAAAAAAAGCAAAGCCAACTACCGATTGGTTTAGATTGGTAAAACTCCCTGCTTTTGAAATGTTCGTTCGTGATCAGTCGGGCTTTGATATTGGCAGCCTAGCTGACGAGTGGGTAAAGAGTAGGCGTTTAATGATTGGCGATAGTGGTTTTTATGAGCAGTACGCCCTATGGCATAAAGAGCAAGGATTATGGCTTAACGAAAGCCCAGTAGGGGAGGTTTTAAATGATGACTGATAATGACTTTACTTTTATGACATCTACCCAGCTTGGCGCGCCGCAGATGAACGGCAGCACAACAAGTAATGGTCAGTTATTACAGGTTTTAGACGGGGCGTTAATTGATGGGTTTAACCAATTAACGCCAACCTCATTAACTTACGATACTAGCAGTGTAGTATTAACTTATGCTGAAAATCACGGTTATCAGAAGAAGCAGCTTATCCTAATAAGCGGCGCGACTTTAGCTGTGTTAAATGGACGGCACCGCATATCATCGACCACAGACAAAACAGTAACCATAAAGATAGTAGGGGTGACTGATGTAACAGGGGTTATAACAACAAAGGTTGCGCCATTAGGTTTTGAGTCTATGTTTGGCAGCAGCGACCCACTTAAAAGGGCGTATAGAAGCAGCAATACATTGGGCACAAGGACAGTGCTATACCTTGATATGACCATTCTCCCAGCACATGGTTATGCAGCTACCAATCCAGCCAAAAGAGCCATTGTAAGCATGTGTGAGGACATGACTGTTCTTGGTGTGCAGCAGAATAGTTATACAGACGCCAAAAACAATTTCACAAAAAACCCTACAGGCAGCTTGTTTTGGTATCAATCTCGTTTTGTTAATAAGACAACTGCGGTAACGTCTGAAAAAAATAACCAGTGGATAATAGCTGGCAATAGAGATTTTTTTGTACTCATTCAAGATTGGCATACTTTTGATCCGGCCGCCGGATTATATAAAGATATTTATATGTTTGGTGATGTAGAGAGTTATGGCGGCGCTAGCGACAGATATAACTGTATATGGCTTGGCAGTATGACTGAGAATGATGCTGATACAGATGTTAGATATGCGAGCAATGGAGGGAGGTTTGGTGGAAATCCTGCGGTTGCGCTGCAAGTGCAAGGTTATTTTATATCTGACTACACAGGCGTTTCAGCGCTTGACCCTATGTGCCTAACAATATCCGGATTAGTAGGGGCTGTTTCTTCAGGCATGAGCATTACCGCTAGCCCATACACCAGTTTTATACCGGAATACCCTAACGCTATTTCTAGCGGCATTGTCACTACCTCTGTTTACGCGCTGACTAAGACAGGTTATCGAGCAAGAATACCTTGCTTGCTTTGTATTCCAATGGGTATGGGTGAACTGCCTACTTATAATATGACATGGATGGGCGATGTATTTCTAAGTGCTGTTCATGGCCAGCGATCTGTGTCGTCTGCTAGCACAGGGTATGTGGCAGTAGATCCTACAGGTGAGTTATGAGCAATATCAAACTAAGGTCATTTTTATCGCAGTCTAACCTACCCATATCCTCAAGGGTAGGTGCTTTATTTAAAAATGGATATGGGGATAACGGCTATATATCAGGAAGGGTGACGGAGCTTGGTATGCCAGTAGTTAGAAGGGTCATGTGTTATCACAGGCACTCAGGCGCACTAATGGGCGTGACTAAATCAAAGTCTGACGGCACGTACCTTTTTAAAAACCTGCTTGCTGGCTCGTATTATTTTGTGGTTTCGTTGGACGAAAATGAAGATGAGGTGCAGTACAACTTAGTTGCCCAAGACAAGGTTATTGCAAAGCTTATTTAGCACTCTTAGGTGCATGTATATTTTAAGGGTTTCTAAATGTCTGATAACGCCTACACTAATGATTACCCTTTAGATTTTACACAGGTTCTATCGGAAGTTGGCGATGATCTAAATTTTGCTCCTGATAACCTGCTCTTTATTGATCCTATCGGGATAACTACATCTGCTTTCGGCTATGCCAGCTTAGCAAGAGGCGATAGGGTTCTAGCTGTCACTGGCTTTGATGCGCTCAATATACCTACCGCTAATATTGACTTTAATAACCTATCGGGCTCATCGAGCCTAGATTTCAACAAGACATTAACACTAGGTGATACCACACTCAACTTTGGTAGCGACGACAAAAGCCACAAGCTTTTTATACAACCACTAGGGTTTGAGTCCACCTTACTGCCATTACCTTTCCTTGAAAGTTCCATAAGGTACATAACCGGCAGCGGCTTCTATTCGCAAACCACGGGCACGCCAGCTGCCGCAAACCTTAATAAGTATTTATTTTCTAGCGCAATACCAAGCAGTCTGTCCTTTGGCTCTAGCAAGATATTTAATAACGCGCTGGTATTAAAACCAAACAGCATAGATAGTCTTGATTACGGCAAGGCTGCGATATACAACTTAAAACAATATCTACGTCACAATCAGTCTTATAGCAATGACGAGCTATATGGCAAGCCATCGTTAGGTGGTGGTGTAAGACCGCTACTTCCCACTGGCCTTCTATCAACACTACTAGGCAAGATCGATGTTAAAAACCCAACAGAGGACCAGTTATTAAAGCCCACGGGTATTAACTCGTTAAAGATACCTGAGCATACTCTATCACCAAGAATGGTTTACGCTGATGGTTTCTATAAGCCAAAAACCGGTAGCCCTTCAGTAAGAATATCGGGAATGTCGGTATCAGGCTTTGCTGGCACTTATTATGGCACACAAACAATATGGTTCCACACGAGAGCTTTACTACCAACTGGTGTCGTAGGCTTCTTAACAGGAAGTCCTAGGGTTTTTGATCCCACGCAGTTTGTCAGCCCACCATCATCTGTCCAGTCAGCAGTGTTTGGTGATATTGCTATCAGAAATAAGTCAAAGATAGCAAGGCCGCTTGGTATTATCGCTGGAACAGTGTCGCCTTGGTCGCTGGTAGAAAACTACAACCGAAGTTATTTAGCGCAAGGGATATACTCTCAGCTATTTGGAAGCATAAACGTAGCCAACAAAACGCCGTCGATATTCACAGAGAGTATTGAAGGCAAGGCGGCTGGCGTGCCAGCTATCGGTTATAGGTTAAGACAGGTTAAACCTAGTGGTTTTGATAGACTTGCACTAGGTTCTGCCAAGCTTATAAAGTCACCTGAGCTATCAGCTTTAGGTATCGACGCCGCTGGTTATGGTGATACTAACATATGGTTTAAGAACAGAGTTGTTGAGCATTATGGTGTTGACTACCAAACACTAGGCACTCCTACCACATGGTTTAGATATCGGTACTATAAACCGAAGGCGTGGCGGTCTGACAGTTATGGATATCCCGTACTAACTCATGGCAATAGAGGTATAGATGCCAGAGGTTTTGTAAATGACCGTCATGGTGTTGCGTGGATTAGCTTTAGCAACAGGGTTGTTAGTGTAAAACACATAAACAATGTATTCCCATCAACACATAAAGTCGGTGGCACCCAAACAATAAATACTGACGGGTATATAGCCACACTTTTTGGCGAGCGCATAATACCTGAGTCAATGACTTTGTACCCACTAGGTTTTACTGGCGTTTTCGGGACAGCGGACACCAAGTTAGCAACCATGTTTATTTCCCCCTGGGGTTATATTAGCGTGGGCGATCAATACTCCGATAGATGGGGTTTAGCGGATACATATAATCTTACTCAGTACATAACACAAGAGTACGATTTTGATAGTGGGCTTGTGCCGCCCAAGTGGTCTGAGTGGACTCTAATAGAGAATAGGGATAAAAGCATAGGAGCTGTAGGATCGTTATTCCAAAAGTTTGGTTACTCTAGTATATACAATAATGCAGCGCCATTACTTCCTGTGGGTATAGGCGAGCCAGCCAGCAGCACTAAAAATACTTTTGTATCTCACGACAAGCGATCGCTACCATTAATAGGTATCGAGCCGCCAGTTATTAGTACATGGTCATCTATTTATAATGCAGCCAGGGTTATAACTACTCATGGAGATAGCCATTCATTTTATGGTCAGCCGTTTACTGAAAGCAATAGACGTTATTACAAAGATATAGGGCGTATAGACGATCTTGTTTTAGGAGATCCTATGATTGCTTATAGAATTAGAGGTATAGACATAGAGTCTAGGCACTCTATAGCTCCACCGCAAATAAACCTACCTACTTTCGATTTATGGGCAAGGTACTTGTCTTTAAGTGGTGGTGATACTTCAAGCTATGGTTTGTCAGTTCTTACTATTCAGCTTAGAAATATAGCACCATCTTGGGCACATAGAGATAAGTATGGGCAGCCTGTACTAAAAAACGTCACACCTGAGCTGGGAGTTTATGGCCATGATAGTAGCGAGTTTGGCACTAACTCCCTAAGAACAGAGTGGCGTTATGTTCAAGCCGTTGGAGATAGTATCTCGTTATTTGGCGGCGCGTCTATCTCTGATAGAAGGTTGTTTATTGATATACGTGGTTGGCGCAGCTCGCAAGTAAATACCAAAGCGCAGCTGGTGAAAACAGAAAGTAACCCAAACACATTACAATATATATGGCTTTCAGACGAGTCGGGTTCGGCTGGCGGTGAAGGGTATGGTATATTTTTTGATGAAAACATACTCGGCAAAAGAGTTCCTTGGCCTTCGTTAAATCAAAACGTGCTTTACCCAAAAGGAATTAAGGTAGATGGTTATGGGTTAGCTTTTACTTGGTCTAACAACATAGTTATTGAGTCGGGCATAGCTATTGATGGCGTGCCAAAAACATTAACGGTAAGTAATTATAGCAACAAGATAGCTGTTACGGGTATTCCTAGGTCGGATATAAAGGTATCAATCCCAAGGGTATCGCCGCATACAATATGGTCGGTAAAAGAAGCTCCGGCTCAAGCTATTTTAAATCACGGAGCTATAGACCAGCTACACTATGTCGGAGAAAGGTTTGGCGGAGGCTCAGGTAGTTCGAGAGTGGGGCGCCCAAAAGTAGAAAGCACCATTCGGACGATTTATGTAGATAGCAATAAATCAAACCACTCTATTGTTAGTAACAGACATTCTATTGACTCAACAATAAGGATTGTTGACTGCTATGGGTTTAGGTTGGTTAGATTTGGTATTCCAAGTATTCCGTTTACACCGCAAGGCATAGAAATAAGAAGCGGAATACAGGCAACAGTCTTTGGTAGGCATAGCGTTGCCCCACCCCCTTATAACGGTCCTAGGTATTTGGAGCCACTAAGCTGGGAAAGCATGGTTTTCTCTAGGAGCAGTATAGATAACCTACATCGCCGCCTTTACGTTAAAGGCGAGGATTACTTGCTATTAGGTAAAAGCGTTGGCGGCGATAAGCCGTTTATGTGGCAAGGCTTGAGAATTGGCGAAAGAATACCTACGTCTATTGGCGCTGGGGACACCTCTTTATTAGGATCTGCAACCATAGGTCTTTTGATAAGAGGTATTGAGCCACAAGGATTGCTAGGCTTCTCCAGTGGTTATGATTTGGAGAGTTTTTATGAGCGCATGACGGTTGTTAATTCATATAAATACATACCTGATCAAAAAATTATCAGCGAAGCAACCATACCGTCACCCGGAGATATGCCGACACCGGACGTGAGGTTAGGTCAAAGGATTATTACTCCGGACGGCAACTCAGATCAATTCAGAAAAGGAGGCTATCATGCCTAGTCAAAGTTTTATGCCATGTCGCGGTATCGATAACACCAGTGAAGATGCCGCGATGGTACAAGGTGGCCGCGAGCCATTCGTTTATATGCGCGATGTGGTGAACGCCAATGTCACGCCAGCTGGCAAGATAGATATGATTGCCAGTGGTGGAAAAGTGACTGACAGCCCTTATAAGGATATGTGGCAAAGCCCACTACATAAAGACGTGTTTGCACTATATGTTAATGACTGGGTAAAGGTGAAGATAGAAGGTAATAGCTGGTCGCATGAAACGCTTGCGACTATCGGTGATGGTGATGTATCTCATACGGTACTAAACAATCTAGTCGTGGTAGCTGGCAAGTATGGCTTATACACTTATGATGGTCATCTAGCGATACCGCTAATTACCCAAACACCGCCGCCGCCATTCTTAGCCACATTGATAGCAGACCACACCCGAACAAGAAGCATCGCTATATCCTGGTTGCGTGGCTCGATGGAGTCTAGCTTGTCTAGTTATGTGTCGATGGGTACAGATGGTGACATAGTACTACCTATGGTGACAGACCCTAATGTGACTGGCGTGAATATCTATGCTACCAATGTCGGCGGTACTGACATTCAGTTAGCAGGGACAGTCAATCGTGACGCTACCAGCTTTACTATTACTGCCGATCATAAACTTGGTATGGCGGCACAGTTCGCCCATCTATCGCCTATGCCTACCGGTAAATTTTTATGCTACTGGCGTGGTCGACTAATTACTGCAACTGCAAACGTCATTCGTTTTTCTGAACCACTGGCCTACCACTTGCATGATGAACGCCACGGCTTTATTCAGACCAGCCAGCGTATCACCTTTATTCAGCCAGTCGAGAATGGCTTGTGGGTTGGTCAGTCTGATCATGTGATATTTATATCTGGCACCAGTCCTGAAGATATGACCATCTCCATTAAGAGCGCACAAGCTCCCATACCAAACAGCGCGATACAGATACCAAGCAATGATATTGGTGAGGCGAGCGAGGGCGGCAGCTTAGTAACTGTATGGCTGGCAAGTAACGGTTATGTGGCTGGCAGCAGTGCTGGACAGATAATTGAGTACCAAGCTGGGCGCATTAGTAATATCAGCGCTCAGTCTGGCACTACTGTAAGGTTCGACCGAAGGCTTGTCACAGCGGTAAACTGACTGAACCAACAATATGTCTTTGGAGACAGTCATGACCCACGAAAAGCAAGCAGCAATCAAGATACTAGCAGCCGCAATGGCAGCTGCTCAATACTCGGAAAATAGCGATGGCAGTATTACTACTAAAGGTGGTATTACTGCTAAGGGTGAATACTATGACCGCATCAATGGCGGCGAGTGGACACGTACTGAAAACCTTATCCCAACCGAAGGTTTGGCGCACATTCTAAACGTCGCGCTTGGCACTACGCCAAAACCTGCCAGCTACCATTTAGCGCTATTTTCAGCCGCAGCTCAACCAACCGCTAACTGGACAGCTGCAAGCTTTGCTAGTACCGCAAGTGAAATCGTCAGTATGACTGAAGGTTATAGTGCCGCAACTCGCCCAACGTGGACGCCTGCCAACACTGCTACCAATTCTATTGACAACATGGCAGCCGTTGCAAAAGTTACCATGCGAACCGCAAGCAGCTTGACGGTACAAGGCGCAGCCATGCTGACCAATAGCAGTAAAGGCAGTACCGCTGGCGCGCTCATTAGTGCTAGTAAGTATGCAGCGCCTCGCGTCTTTCAAGATGGTGATACCTACGAGATTGGCTATCGTATCAGCCTGACGGTGTAGGTGAGTTATGCACCAGCCGCGCCCTTACGGGTTACACGTCATTGGCTTGCCACTAACTGATAAAGATGAAGCTTTTATCGGATCAGTAGCAAAGCGTATTACCAACCTCAAAGAACTATCTAAGGTTGATAGTATTAAGATGGTGTATGACTTGCCGGACGGCGGCTATGTAATTGTGCAAGATATGGGTAGTAACTTTCGAGTCATTGCCCATAAGCCGGAATTAATAAAAGACATGCTCGCTAGTGGCATTGCGACTTACTATATACCTATGATTTACTCAGGGGTAATTACAAACGCAATAGCCTTGAAAGGTCACGGCGTAGGCTTGCGCCTTACTGATGCAACCCTACTCAGACTTGCTGGTTACGATATCAATAAAACTTCAAAAGAAAAAGAGGTTCAATTAAGGCGATTTGTTGTTGAGTACGACGGTAGGTTTGGGGAGCTCAAACCATTAAACCCGTCGTCGTCACTTGTGGTGACTCAGTACGCCCAGCTTAGACCGACGTGGTATTCAGGTGCAATGGCTGAAGTGGTCCAAATTATAGGCGGTTACGGGCGACAAGACATCAACAACCTTCCAGCTGGCGAGTTTGAGCAAGCTCAGTTCGTACTACCTAAAACCATTGAAGATAAGATAAAAGATGAAATGGGTGCTTATAGACTGCCAGGTTATACGGGCATGCCTAGTAGAGATGGTGGTATTAAGTATGATTATAAATTTAATAATACGAACAGCATAGGTTTTGATGATAAAAATAAACCATGGCTTCTTAATATAGACTCTAGTGGCGTTTGGGCTATGCCACTTCCTATTATACCGGCGACAACTACTCCAACATTTAAAGCTTATATTGCAGAAATGGGCGACGAGGAAGTTTTAAAGGTAGTTGATAGGTTTGGCGGTTTACCGAGTGGAGAGGCGTTTCCTACAGGGAAGGCTTTCCAAGCCTGGCGCCGCGCTGGAGTTGTCATAAAGGTGTGTGATACATCTGATTTTTACAGTCATATCGCTTATAGCAGTGCGTGCGGTTGGGCGGTAAACGACAGAGGGACAGAGGGTTATAATACGTGTTATGACTATATGGACGACGACGGCATAGGACTAGGGTTTACCTACAAGCTTAGCTTATCCTTAAAAAACACGATTGATTATAAAGGATCCCCACTACGAGATTACGATAACTCTAATTATCAGCAAGCGGTGGTTAGCGCTTATATGCGATCACTGGTATCTGTAGTCAACAAAGGAACAGAAGAAGACAGAGCTATACTTTATAAGATAAGCAGATCTAGTGTGGCTGATATTTACAGCAGGGCGATAGTCACTGAGGGCAAAGATGATTATGCTTACTGGGATAATTTAGAACACGCGCCTATATCTAAACACGAAGGTCGTGTTTCAGAGGTTTATAGAGGGTACTTATATCACTTTTTAGACAAAAAATTTCAGCCGCAAATAAAATTCCCTGAGCCACTGTTAGGCGGCTGCGTATCTCACGACTTTCTACCTCTTAGTGGACGTAATAGGCAGAACCCCCCTAACAGCGACACGATTATGTTTGCATACTACATTGGGGATAGCTTGAATGTGGTTAAGTATTTCGTAAACTGGGATAGCATGATTAGGGGATCTGAGGATAATTTTGAGCGCGATATGACTGTGGGTAATTGGAGTAGGAAAGAGTACATCGGTAGCACAAAAATACAGGGGTTTTTCTATACTACTGATATCGACGAGCGTGAACTTATCGCTATCAGAGAAACCAATACTACAATAGTTGGCGCAGACAAGGGCTACGGAGGCAAGCCGAAATTTGGTTACGATGGTCTTTTTCATATGTGCGGGACGATGTATAGAGACAGATACTACACCCATCAAAAAACGATTGTTACCGACTCTGGCAAGACGTTAGATATCGCTATATGTATTCCATACCTAGGTAGAAGCTCAATTATAAGCGCAAAAAAGACCACCATTTCCAGTCAAACCACTGTGAAGTCGCTAGATTTGTTAAGCAGGCGCGACCCAACATCTTATAGGTATTACACCTTTGATTTTGGTTTAGCGTATTTATCGATGACCATTAAAAACCCTAAAGGGCGACCAGAGCCTTGGGATGGTTACCCCGTATGGGTTGAGGAGATAAGATACCAGCCTTATGACGGCAGTGATTTTGCAGATAACGGACCGTGGCTTCCAGCTCTGCCTTACGATGCAACATCTATTGTTAATCCTGACGGTAATACATGGGTTCAGAACTTTGGTGGTGAAAACCCCACGGCTGATGTGTATAGAATAAGCACTGAGCAACAGTCTGTAACTACAGGGAACATCAAGGTTAGTTTGTTGAGTCCGTCCACAGTGCTAAGAAGTGTTGTTGCTGATTACGGGCACTTTGAAACATCACCTAACGAGGTTGGTACTGTTTTTTATCGAGAGATGAGCGCTGTTGTTTTTGGAGACTCCGACTACCGTAGCGTTTCGGAGCCTGACGAAAGATCGGCGCGAGCATACAAAGGCTACTCTAAGCTAGCTGATAGCAAATCAGCACATCATTTTATTGGAGTGATTAATGAGTAACTATAGAGACGACAATCAAGACACAGCGATTGCCAGCAGCAAAACTTTTGGTGGTCTGCGTGCCGTAGTCGATGAAGTGCTGCGCGTATCGGACGCCCTGCTTTTTGGTATTGCTATTACCGTATCTAGTAGCACCCTTGCCAGCGATGAGGTGATTGATAGCAGTATTCAAGTGTTGCATGACAGCGCTTTAATATCTGAACACGTAACAGATACCAAAGTAGCAAGCCAACTACACATCGATAGCGCCAAAGCGAACGAGCAATACCTACACGGTCTACTGGCGGTGCAATCTGATAGCGCTACGGCCATCGATGAGATACTAAGTGGTAGCACGCGCTCGATTACCAATGACAGTGCCCAAGTATCTGACAGCACAACCAGCCAGCGCATTGTCACGCACTTAGTCACTGATAGCGCACGCGCCACAGACAGTATCACAGCCATTGAGCGTGACCTGATTATCGATAGCCTGTTTATTGCTGATGGTGCCACCGATAAGCTGCAAGCGGTGCAATTAATCAGTGATAGTGCTGGCGCGACCGATAGCGCTATTGGCAGTATCGCAACCCTTATTACAGACAGCGCCTTTGCTTATGGGCAGCCATTCACGCAGCGCAATGTCACAAGTTTTGTGGCAGACAGTACACCTATCAGTGACCAACTGCTATTCAATCGTGCTGATATTATCATCGATGATGTAGCTATCAGTGACACGACTACTGGTAAGTTTGGTGCTACCGGCACGTTGATTGATACCGCCGTCATTAGCGATACCGTCCTTGATAGTATTATTCAAAACGCTGTCATCATGGATAGTATTGCTATCACTGACGAGGTGATAGATAAGCTCGATGCCATGGTATTGATTATCGATGGCGCAGTGATTGAAGATAGCGTGCTTAGTAGTGGCGGCGCCCAAGGTCAAGCATGGACAGCAAACGTCGATAGCTGGGCAATGAGCCGTTACAATCCTTACAATTACAATCGCTTGGTCGTTATCAACGGCGTGCTATATGGTGAAGCTGATGATGGTATCTATCGCCTTGACCAAGAAGTAAGCGCAGTAACGGCCATTGTTAAAACTGGCAAGATGGATTTAGGGCGTGGTCAACTCACGCATCCAGCAAGCGCCTATCTTGAGTATGAGCTAAACGGCGGTGCCAGTATGACGGTACATAGCACCCAAAAGGGTATAGAGCAGCAATATACCTACATGCTACCAAACGAGCTGGCTGGCAAGCTGACCAATGGCCGCTTTATCTTTGGTCGCGGATTGCGTGGCCGTCACTTTGCTTTTGAATTAATCATGATCGGTACGCATGGGCATATCAATGACCTGACTATCGAGCACTTACCAACCAGTCGGAGAGTATAAGATGGCCTTAACCATTAGAGGCGCGATAGCAGACAATATGCTATACCGAGCCACGGACACCGTGGTTGAAAAGATAAAAGACTTGGATAGCCTATCAAGACGCTACAACAATGAGTTGTCAGTGGCGCTAAGTGACATTGGCGATATTACGATTGCCGATATACCAGCACCGATTAGACCGCAAGTGCCAGAAGCAGTAGTACCAACCTATGATATCGGCGCATTCCCAACATTCGACCCTGCCAGCCTAACCATTCCTGCCATGCCCAACATGACGGACATTGATAGGTTTTTAAGCAATCTTGATGTGTCAGACTTGGGGCCAGAACCCGAAGCACCAGCTGAGATATCTATCACGCCGCCACAAGCACCCGAGCTTGAACGGGTAGACCTGCCAGCACGCCCAGATATTGTGACCACGGTTGCCTTCCCTGATGCACCGACTATCGACCCGATTGTCATGCCAGAGCGCAATCAAACGACAATCACGATAGACATTCCTGACTTGCCATCGATTGATGCGGTCGCAGCGCCCGATAGACCAAACGTTGATTTAAGCGTCAATATGCCATCCGCGCCAACGCTTACTGAGCACGACGCACCCAATGAGCCGGACTTTGATACCAGTGTTGTACTGCCAACGCTTGATGCTATTGATAAGCTGAACGCGCCACAGCGACCTGACGTTGATGTCAATGTAGACATGCCAGCAGATTTTGATTTGGTACTGCCAGAGCTAGCACAGCTCGAAGCATTAAAGATTGATGATTTTGTGATGCCCGACTTGAATCTGCCGGACATGCCAAACGCTGACCATCAATTTGATGAGATGGATTTTAACGAGGACTGGTGGCAAGAGCCGCCCGCTTACGATCATCCGCTGTATGACGACCTGATAACGGTTGCCAGCGACATGCTCAATAAGCCTGAAAACTTTGGTTTACCTGAAGCAGTGGTACGTGCTTTGTTTGATAAGCCACGCGAGCGTATCAGCGCCGAGGTTGAGCGCAGTGTACAAGAAGCGACTAATACTTGGGCAGGTCGTGGGTTTAGCATGCCGCCTGGTATGCTAGCCAAGCAAGTGAACGTCGCAAGACAAGAGGGGCAGCTACGTGTCGCTGATTTAAACCGTGATGTATTCATGGAAGCCAGTAAGATGCAAATCGATGCGCTAAAATTTGCGGTCGAGAAAGGCATGGCGCTGGAACAAGCAACCTATAACCGCTGGCTTGATACCACCAATCGACTATTTGAAGTGGCCAAGTACAATGTCGAGGCAAATTTTCGCTTGTACGAGTATCAATTCACCATTTTTAATGCGCAAAACGAAGGCTTTAAGATACTGGTCGATACTTATAAGACCAAGCTTGATATGTTCGTCAGTAAAATCAGGCTGGAGATTGAGAGTAAGGTCGCCCAAGGTCAGCTGAACGCGCAAGAGCTGGAAGTCTATAAAGCAAAATTGGCTGGTGCGGCCGCTGATGGTGAGCTGTTTAAAACCAAGATGCTTGCCGTACAAATGCGTGTCGATATTATCAAGGCGCAGTTTGATGTCTATAAAACCGATATGCAGGCTTATGCTGAGCAGCTTGGCGCTGAACGTCTAAAACTTGAGAAGTATGATATTGAAATGCGCGGCGCTCAAACTAAGGTTGGTATCGCCCAGACGCAAGCGGATATCTACGCCAAACGCATACAAGCCTATGGTGGCAAGCTCGATGGCGAACGCTTAAAGCTTGAGCTGTATAAAGCCAGTATCGATGGTGAGCAAGCCAAGTTAGGAGTGGCACAGACGCAAGCACAGATATACGGCACTGACATTCAAGCTTACACTGCCAAGCTTGGTGGTGAAAAGGTCAAGCTTGAGATGCACGAGGCGGCGCTACGCGGCGAAGCTATCAAGGCCGGTATTATGCAGACCGAAGCTGGTATCTATGAAACCGATGTACGGGCAGCACTGGCACAATCAGAGTCCGGTAAGCTTATGCTTGCCAGCTTTGAGGCGCAGATTAAAGCCAAGCAAGCTGAGCTTGGTATTGGTGAGACGCAGGCAAGAATATACAGCAGTGATATCGATGCGTACAAAGCCCAGAATGACGCGCAGAAAGTGAAGTTTGACGCCTTTGATAGTCAAGTAAAAGCGGAAACCGCTAAGGCTGAAATCTATGACAGCACCGTAAGAGCGTTTGCCAGTCGCGTACAAAGCTATGCTTCAAAAAATGATGTCAAAGTTAAGCAGGCGCAGATTAATATTGATGCCGCTCGCGCTTATGTAACCACATACCTTGCGGATGTTGATGGGTTTAAAGCAGAGCTGCAAGCAGGGCTTGGTGAGGTGCAATACAATACACAGGTATTCCAAGCGCAGGTTGAGGGCTGGCGCGCACAAGTGGCGGCCAATACTGCCGACAGTGAGATGCAATCACGCTATGCGGATATGAACACGCGCACCAACTTGGCTTATGCTGAGATGCAGATGAGCGAGTACAATGCCAAGGTCAGTCAAGCGCAGGAGCAAGCACGTATCGCGCTAGAGGCGGCTAAAGCTACTGGTCAATATACCGCACAGCTTGCAGCAGGGGCAATGAGTGCCGCGCACGTATCAGCGAGTATTAGCGGCTCAGGTAGTGCGGGCATCTCGTCGAGCGATAGCGAAAGTGAATCAACCAGTCATAACTATAGTTACTAGCCAGCGCAAAAACAAAAGCCCTGCATGATTGCGGGGCTTTTTATTGTCAAAAATTAATACTTAGCGCGTTTAATTACACTGCATCTGACCGCCGATATTTTGGCAAACCCCGCCCGTAGATGGAAAGTAAGTCTCGCCAGCGCCCTTATTGTATCTTGTGCCGTCTGTGCCCCAGCAACCAGCGCCATCGCAATTCACAATAGCACTCGGTGCAGTGTTGTTGATAATAGGAGCGCTGTACTGATAAGGCTGGTCATTACTTGGTGTGTAATAAGTCGGCGCGCGCACCACGCTTTCAGTGGGCGATGTTTCTAGTAAGGTGTTTTGATAATCATAACGGCTGACATAATCTGTGCTTTGACTTTCATACTCACCGGCAAAGCTGTCTTGTTCAGAATCAAGCGACGACCTACTGTTCTCTGCCACAAATCTTGCAATTTCTTGCCGACGTATTTCATCATCTGCTATTTGCTCTTGCAGCCAAGTATCGCTTTCTTGTGCGTAGGTATCTGCAAATCCATCAACCTCATTATCATCGTCGCCATAATTTTCAAGATAGGGGCTAGACGTATCATCTTGTTGTGGCACATAAACAACTTTAGTTTTTTCAAGCAAGGAGGGTATGACAACAGAAGCAATGATACCTATAAAAGCTATAGAGCCAATGGCTATGAAGTATCTTTTAAAAGCGCTCTTTTCTTGATCATCTAATTCATCTTTGGGCATGAAGTAAAAAGCTATGTGAACAAACGGGCTAAAAACCACTGCCGCAATAGCCAACAAGGAGCTGTATCCCCACATAATCCTAACGGTTTGAAATAAATACCAAAGCGCGACCACAGTGATGACGATACTTGCAAAACCTAGTATATAAATAACAACAGCTTCCATGTCCTGCCCACCCCTATAAGGTTTTAAGAAACTTAGTATATCCGCCATACTCATCTAAAGTCTAATTGAATTATAGGTGATGGTTATGGCATTTGGAGCAATGGGTGGCGCAGGTGGCTCTTGGGATGATGAAGAGAAAAAGAAAAGAGAGCGATTGCGTAACACGAATAGCGTTCTAGGTATCAGTGGTATTGGTCAGATGGCTAACGAAGCGGCTGCGCGTAACAAAGCCTCACAAGAAATTAGAACGCCTTACAACTCTACGGCAGAATCGCGTGCCAGCAATGCAGCGCTTCTAAATAAAATAGGGGTCGATCCAACCAACCCATACGTGAAGGGCGTGCCTAAACCCGAACCAGCTAATAACTATCCTTCTGTTTATGCTGGCAAGCAACAATCAATACCAGAGGAAGCAATATCTGGCACCTACGTTGAGCAGCCACAGCAGACCACACCGCCACGCATCGGCTTTAATCCCGTAAATAATCCGCAAGCTATTAAAAATAATGGCTCAGGATTCCGTATGCCAAACGCGCCGCGCCGCACCATGGCTGAACAACAAGAGCGTCAAGCCTTGCTCCGTGATGCTAGTACCGCACATAAAGGCGCGCAGAATGGACAGCTTACCGCCAGTCAGATGCAGCTACGAGCTGGCATTGTTAGCGCTGATGATAAGTATAAAAACGATCAGTACGGCGCACAGCTCGGTGCAGCAAGTCAGATGGCGCAAGCGCAAATGTCGCAAGATGGTGCCAATCAACGTGCCGTCTTAGGTGAGGCTGGCACCAATGCTCGCTTAAACTCTCAGCTTGGTTTTGATGCGGATAAGTTTCAACAGACAGCCGCCGCAGAACAGCAGAGATCTGGACTTGATGCTCGCCGCTTAGATATGGAGCAGGCCAATAATGACGTGGCGAATTTTGCACCGAAGCAGCTTAACGCCTTGTATGAGAAATTCGATGCCGCACAAAGCGACGAAGATAGAAGCGCAATCGCTAAGCAAATTCAGGCGCTAAAAGGAACAGCCGATAAGAAAAGCAAACCTATTGTTATTACTCAAACAGGTGAATCGCCATTACCAGGCGACTTGGGCGGCGTTAAGAAAAACCCGTCTATTATTTACGACCCTGATAGCAATGAGTTTATCGACCTACCGAAAAAGGAAATCAACTTCTCTGATCCCGAAGTCCTTGCCATCGTAGGCAATCGAGATTTAAGTGATGAAGAAATGCAAGCCCAGATTGCCGCCCTATACAGTTAAGGTAAATACCAATGAGTGATTATAAAGACGACAAAGACCCAGCATTGGAAGCAGCTCGCCAGCGCAGCCAACAGATAGCTCAATTCATTAAAGAGAATCGCGCCGCACCAAACAAAGGGATTGGTGGGCATATACGTGACCTAGGATTAACTGCATTATCGGGCGCGGTATCTGTTCCGGAATTGGCTGTTGGTTTGGCTGACATTCCAACTGGAGGCCGTGTCGGTAAGTTTTTAGAGAACGAGGACGGCGCGTTTGGCTTTCGCCCGGGCGAGGCGAAGGCGGCAATCGCTGGCGCTAAAACAAAACGCTCGCAAGAACAGTTGCAAGAGTTTACCGATACCGAAGGACTTGGTGGTAAAGTTGGTTACGCACTAAAAAACCCTTCACTAATTACCAATACTGTAGTGGAATCCTTGCCGTCTATGTTTGCAGGCGGCGTCATTGGTCGCGGACTAGGTGCAGCTGCTAAGGGCTTATCGCCCGTTGCCGCTGGTGCGTTAGGTGAAGGTGCAGTCGGCGCTGGCCTTGCCGCTGAACAGATACGTCAGCAAACTGACGATGGCTTATTGACTGGCAAGCAAGCAGGGCTTGCCGCTGCTACTGGTGCTACTACCGCAGGCTTTGGTTATGCTGGTGGTCGCCTTGCTAAGAAACTTGGTATCGGTGATATTGATACCATCGTCGCTGGTGGTGGTCGTACTGCCACACCTGGAAGCGAGATTGTTGGTAGCAACGCCGTCAGCAAAGGTATCGCCAGACGTGCAGCGGAAGGCGCACTTACTGAAGGCTTACTAGAAGAGTTACCGCAATCGGTATCTGAGACCATCTTACAGAACGAAGCGTTAGGTCGCCCGCTTAATGAAGGCGTGACCGATGCCGCCGCGCTTGGCTTATTATCCGGTGCTGCTATGGGCGCTGGCGCTGGCATGTTTGCCCGTAATCGCAGACCAGAAGACAGAATTACACCCACTGAAGATATGGGGCAAGAGGACGCCGACTACGGTCCAACCAATCCTAATAATCCGCTATCTGGCAGAGGTCTTCCTAATCCTACACTATTACTTGAAAACCAAGCAGCGCCGCAACTTGGCTTTCAAGGCAGAGCCAGTAATCAGTTTAACGCAGGACCAGACGGCGAAGTATTCACAGGCGACCAGTACAATGAGTATCTAGCAGGTCAGCAAGAGCGTGCCCGTAATGCGCGTGATGCTGGCATGCAGCCTAGAAATTTTGAGGATGTGACGCAATCGCCGCAAGGTTACGATCAGTTTGGCAATGACCCACGCTTGCCAGCGCCAGACGGTACGGATTTTACCGCCAGTCAAGACGGTCAGGTTTATGGCCGTGATGATATTAATACCAGGTTAAGCCAAGAACGTGATGCCGCAGCCGAGCGCCGAGCACGCATTGCTCGCGGTGAAATCTTAGATATAACGCCAGTACCACAAGCGCCAAAACCGTCTGAGCTAATGGGACTTGACCCGAACAAAGGCAGTCTAAGTGCGGCCGCTGCCATTGCGGTGGACACGGGCGCGAGTTCAGTGGCGGCAGATTTTGAGCAGGCGAGTGCGCAATCTAGTGAGAATCCAGCGACACGCATGGCTGGTTTGGTTGAAGTTGAAACGCAAGAGCAGCCGACAGGTAGTAAGTGGCTGCAAAGTATGCGCACCAGTCTAGCTACTGCTGATATCGACAACGGCACTTATCAAGCGCTATCGCAATCGATTGAAGCTGACCCTAAGTCAGTACCAGAACGCGCACGCCTTAAAAAAGCCATTGATGCGCTGCCAAAAAAACCTGAACCTACCGCCAAAAAGATCGACCCTAAAGCTCGCGTTATTGATGAAGCTAAAGCGCAGTCTGTGGCCTACAACCCTAGAGGTGACAAAATACCGCTACAGTTTGATGTGGTTGATGCAAGTGAGCTTTTATCTAGCCATAGCAACAACTTTGTAGAAAACCCTGATTACCCGCAGCAATATCAGCCACGCGATAGAGCGGATGCTGGATATCAAGCGCAAGTGCTTGATATCGTCAAAAAATTTAACCCCGAACTACTAGGTAAGGATAACTCTGTCAATGCTGGTAGTCCTATTGTTGGGCGTGACGACAACCTAGTTGAGTCTGGCAATGGTCGTACTATCGCTATCCGTAGAATGTACGAGTCTGGCAAGGGAGATGCCTATCGTCAATTTGTAAATAAAAGTGCTGAAGAGTTTGGTCTTGATGCCAATGCTATCAATCAGATGCAGCAACCAGTCCTTGTACGACGCAATAATTCCGATATGGATAGAGAGCAGTTTGCCTTACGTGCTAATGCCCCGACTGGCGCAGCTATGAGTAGCAGTGAACGTGCGAAAGCAGACGCTAAGATATTGCCAAACGCTGACCTCCTAGAGCTTGATAGCAATGGTAGTTTAAACCTAAAAGGCAGTTATAAATTTACTCAAGCCTTCATCGGCTCGCTTGATAAAAATGAAGTAAATGAGCTTGTACTATCTAATGGAGAGTTGTCACAGACTGGGCAGAACCGAGTGTCAGGTGCACTACTTCAAAATGCTTACGGCTCATCAAAGCTAACCAAAGCAGTGACAGAAGATATTGATTCCAGCGCTAAGAACGTGCTTAAAACCTTGGTTGATAAAGCGCCACAAATAACCAAGATTAATCAATCTATTAAGGAAGGCAATCGTGAAGCCGATACTCTATCAGAAGATATAAAGACTGCTGCTGAAACTTATATTGATCTTGTGGAGAGTGGCGCCAATATTGACGACTATCTAAATATGGAAGATATGTTTGGAGAGGGTATTAGCCCACAATCCAAAGAGATTGTCCGAGATTTCTATAGCAATGCACGCTCAGCAACTAGGATGGGGTCACGTTTGCAGGCACGTATTGATGCAACCAATCGCGTTAATGCACCCGACTTACTTGCTGACTTTGAAGCCGACGCGCCTAATGTTCTGAGTAATGATCCAGCGCCTACTAATGCTCAAACAGCCACGCAGCTAACCGATGAAAACCCTACGGTTAATATTCCAGCGCCTAAGAAAGCACCAAGAGAGCTGTCAGATAAAGCGATGGTTCGTGAAATACAGAAGCCTACCACCAAAAATACTGAGACGGACTACAGGGCAGCGTTAAACTTATCAGAAGGTCAAAACCTTGGTCGCTTAATTATGTCTAGCGGCAGAGTTTTTGATGATGCCGTAGTAAAAAGCATGGACGATAAAGGCGTCACAGTAGAAGCAACGGTCAACGGTAAACGTGGATTGCATAAGGGTTTGCAATACCAAACCGTGGATGCAGGTATTAACAACACAAAGAGTTATGCTGAGCAACAAGCAGCGCAGGAAAGCCAAGCAACCCATGAATCTAAGCTTGCAGAGAAGTACGGCTTTAACGATAGTAATAAACTTGATCATGGCGAGCTATCTATCCCTAATCGCACAAAGAACATTGATAGTGAGCTTGATAGGTATAAAGCAGATAAAGCAAAAATTGACGCTAAAAAACTTGATGAAGTTAAAACCAAGAACACTGAAAAGGCAGAAGCAGAGACAGAGCGCTTGTTGCCAATCAAAGAGCAGGCGCAAGCAGAATACAAGCAGTACGGCACAGCAATGGTCAACGCTTATAAAGATAAGCTTGAGGCGCAAGGGGTGAATGCGCGTGACTTTATACGTGATGAAGCGAAATACAACCCCGAGTCATTCTTGAAGTTATCTAAAAAATTCCAAGAAGAGCAGCAAGCTGAACCTCAGTCTCAAGCGGAAAAATCGGAAGCGAAAGCCATTAAGCCGCAGTTGAATTGGACTAAAGATGCCAACGGCAGGAAGATATGGCGTGCTGATAACGGTATGATTATAACCGATGAAAGCATGGTTGTAGGCGGCGTCAGAAACAAATTTTTCTTTCTTTATGAAAACCAAACAGAGCGATATGCTGGCAACAATGTAGAGCGCGGTGAGTCTTTGTCTGAGGCAAAAGATAAGGCTGAAAGCCTGGTTAAATCAAAACCAGAAGCCGCGCCGGAAACCAAAAAACCGACTGCTAAAACTGAACCATCCGATAATCCTAGCGCCACTGGTGACTGGCAAACGCAAGTGAATGGCAATGAGTTCCGCATTAACGAAGACGGGATTACTGTACGCAAGCATGACCGAGTTGTTCATATTCGCGGTGCAAACTCTATAACCGCCAGCAAAAAAGCGAAAGAGCTTGCCAACCAAGATATTCGCGAGCTTCATTATATCGCTGCAAAAGAAGATGCTAGCGACCCGTTTAGCGAGGGTTCTATCTGGCTTGATGGCAATGGGGATATGGTGCGCAAAAAAGGAACCAAGAAACCTACTGGCTCCTTACTGCCAATCCTAAAGCAAGCTGAAACTAAAACAGCACCTAAAAAAGCAGACAAGCCAGCCACGCCTACCGCACCAGTCGCAGAGATTGAGGATTTTGGAGAGAAGATAACTGGTGCGCGTAAAGACATGCAATCGTTCTATCAAAAAGAAATGACAGACGACGATATTATTAACCAGCCACTCAGCAAGATATGGCCCAAGAAAGACGTTGATGCCATCGAAGATACGCAGATGGCAGCACTTGCTACCGTTTTTCGTAGCGCCATACCAAGTAAACCAAGAAAAGGTTATAAGCTTGACAGATGGGTAGCGACTGTAAAAACTTTTCGTGGTGTTATGCAGAGTATGGTTAGCGACACTATTCCATTTGATAAAATTATGGATGGACTGATAGCAAGCGAGAGAATGAGTGAGTATGCTTATCATGCAAAACTACTGGCGAAACTAGACAGGGAACAGTGGTCGCGCATTGATAAAGTTGATCCGCAGATAGGCTATCAAAAAAGAAACGAGGCTGGCGATTACATTCCCTTCGTTGGCTTTGCTGTGACCATCGACAAGAGAACGCATACTTTTAACACTGAGCAAAGAGATATATCAGAGATTATCGACAAGGTTAATAATCTACTGGGTGGCGAGGTCAAGACGCAAGCATTGAAATTTGACTTGTATAGTCGCGGTCGCGGCGATGCTAAGTCGTGGTTTATCACCCAAGCCAGCGACAAAGATAAGACGCCGCTTATTGAATTTAACGACAGGGATGCTGCTAGAGCGTTTCTAAAAGAAAACAACAGCGAGCTATCTGAGCTGTGGGATCAACACAAAGAGCGCGTAAACGTCAAAAAATCTGACATGCGCTCGAATGTCAACCGTGAGCGCATCGGCCCCGACCATCGCGGCGGTCAAGACGTAACGACCGAACAGTTTATGAACACGTTTGGCTTACGTGGCGGTCAGTTTGGTAACTGGGTAAAGCAAGGCGCCAACAGCAAAGACCGTCAGAATATTCTGAACGATGCTTATGATGCCTTTATGGACTTGGCAGGCGTGCTTAATATTCCACCTGAAGCGATTGGCTTAGGCGGCAAACTTGCTATGTCGTTTGGTGCTCGCGGTAAAGGCCGCGCCATGGCGCACTATGAGCCGTCGCAAGTCATCATCAACCTAACCAAAACGCAAGGCGCAGGCTCGCTTGCTCATGAATGGTTCCATGCGTTAGACAATCACTTCACCTCGTTCCGTGATGATCCTAATCGCTTGACCAGTAAAGAGAATGCTTATATCACCTATAAGCCCGAGCCAATGCTGATTATGAAAGATCAGAACGGCAATCCTAGTCGTATGCGCCCAATAACAGAGATGCGGCGCAAGCAGTTGTACGAGATGAATAAGAACCGCGCCTACTTACCCGAAAACTTTATGCCCGACCCTAATCATAAAGAAGGTGTGCGCCCACAAGTTGAAGTGGCTTTTGCAAACCTGGTAGAGACGCTAGACGAATCACCAATGAAAGCTCGAGCTGTCACCATTGATAAAGGTGCGCCTGATGGTTATTGGTCACGCATTATCGAGCGTGCAGCGCGAGCGTTTGAAAGCTATGTGATTAACAAGTTAGAGAAGCAGGGCGCGCGCAGCGACTTCTTAGCCAACATCACACCTGAAGATGCCTTCCCTCGTAATATGGACAGATACCCATACTTACTACAGAGTGAGATGGCGCCAGTGGCAGAAGCGTTTGATAACTTATTTGCCACTCTTGACAGTAAAGCTTCGGAAGACGGTAACGGCAAAACACTTTTTAGTCGTGCCGGACAGTTAAATGAAGCGATAGATAAAGTGAAGGCTGGCGCGATTGGCAGTACGCAGACCACCCGCCAGCAAGTCATTGGCAAACTAAACGATAAGTTTGGTAAAGAAACCATTACTAAGCTCATGAGCGACGGCAAACTTGATATCAAAGTGCTGTCCGACTTTATGCAAGACGGCAAGCTGACTATCCCTAGTGATGTCGATGGTCTATACCACAACGGCAAGGCCACCTTGATTGCAGACAACCTATCTGACGATATGATTATCCCGACCTTCTTACATGAGCTTGGTGGTCATGGTGGGATGCAAGGCTTGATGGACAAGAAAGCCTACGACGCGCTGATGAGAGATTTTGACAGCCTGGTTAAAGCAGGCGACCCATTAGCCATGCAAGCAAAAGCGATGGCGGATAAAGTCGCACGTAATGAGCAAGACGCACTCGATGAGTATCTGCCGTACCTAATCACACTTACCTCACGCCAGCAAGCCAAGCAAGGCAAGGTGGCTGGCATGATCAATCGTATGGTCATGGCGATACGCTCATGGCTTAAAAATACTTTAGGCGTACCGATTACCATTAACTCGCAAGATATCTTGTCACTGGCTGAACGCATGGTAAACGAGATTGAAAAGCAAGGCTCGCTAGATAACATGGCTAATGCAGCGCCACAATTTAGCGACCCGAATATTCCTGATAAGCAGATGCAGGACGTGCGCGACCAGTATGAAAATACCGATCAGTGGATGACTGCGCCTAATGGCAAGCCGACCAATTTGACTGAAAACCAGTGGGTGCAAACAAGAACACCAGCCTTTAAAGAATGGTTTGGTGACTGGCAGAACGACCCGAAAAATGCGTCTAAGATAGTCGACGATAATGGTGAGCCAAGAATAACCTATCATCAAACAGATGATACGTGGAATACTTTTGACAAGTCGAAAGCCAAGGCTGGCAAGCATGACAATGAAACGCCAACAGGTATATTCGTAAAGGGTAGCGATAGAGATATAGGTATTGGTGAGAACTTAAACCAAATGCCTTTATTTACCAATATAAAAAATCCGCTTGAACTAAAAGATAGGCAGGCAGCAAAAAAGTATTATGAAAGTAATATTGATGGCTATGCTGATATTGTCGCAAGCATGAAAAAGGATGATGACACCTATAGTAAGGCACTCGATGAAGCTGAGAGCAGTATTCAGGCTGAGTTGAAAAGAAGGTATGAGACTGGCGACCGTTCGCAAAGCTCGAAAGAGTTGTTTAAAAAATCTAGGGATATCCTGAACGAGTGGACAGCCAGTCAACAAGCCAACTCGCTCGCTGCTAAAAAACTAATCGATGACCATTTAGCTGAAAACGATATTGACGGTGTGGTTCTTGAAGCAGATGAAGGCTCTTTTGGTCGAGAAACCGATGCGATTATTGCCATCAATAACAACCAAATCAAGTCTGCCACAGACAATATAGGCACCTTCGATAACACTAACCCTGACATCCGCTTCAGCGACCCGAACGTGCCAGCCAAACAGCTTGATGATGTTCGTACTAAACACGAAGGCACAGATGAATGGATGAAGGCGCCTAACGGTAGCGATACCAATCTAACCGAACAACAATGGTTACAAGTTCGCACGCCAGCGTTCAAGAAATGGTTTGGGGATTGGGAGGATGACGCAGAGAATGCAAGCAAAGTCGTAGATGAAAATGGCGAGCCGATGGTGGTTTATCATGGCAGCCCAAAAAGATTCTATAACTTTGACATAGATAACCTTGGTAAGCGCACTAATAACTTGGGGCATTTCGGTAAGGGTTTCTATTTCACACCAGATATAGATACCGCGAATAGATATGCTGGATATCGTGACTCACAAGGAGATACAGCCTATAACGATTCATCAACCACTTATCGCGGTTACTTAAACATTAAGAAACCATTTTACGATACTTACGAAAATCTAAAGCCATACCTCGATGGTGTTGGCGTGCAAAAAATAAAAGATGGTATAGATAGGGATTATTTAGAACAGCATATTCTTAATTACGACCCAGCTTTACAGATATTAATTGACGATGTAAACAAATCTAAAAGATATCCTGATGGAGATAACACTTACGAGCAATATAAGAAAAACGGTGGCAAGCTTTCGGATGAATATCAGTCAGGCGTGCCTTTAGATTATGATGGGCTAGCTGGGATTCTGTTTGGAAACATATACCTAACTATGAGTGAGCGTGAGATTGACAGCATTCAAAAAATGATGGGCGCGATACCAGATAAGTATATTAGCGTGGGTTTCTCAGGGCAACCGACTTTAGCGGAAGCAACTAGCTATGGTCAGAAGGATAATGGCATTACTGAAAACATAATGTCAGATGGGTTTGATGGGGTGATACACGCACCTGACGGTGTGAGCAAGAAGTATATTGAGTACGTCGCCTTTAACCCCAACCAAATCAAATCCGCCACCGACAACGCTGGCACGTTTGACAGCAATAACAACGACATCCGTTACAGCCGCGCCGCTGGTATGAATGATCAGTTCGACCCACGCAATATCGCTAAAGAAACAGCGACAAGACTTTACGACTGGGCGAGCTCCGCACCTCCTGGCAAACTATCGTGGTGGCACAAGACTATTGGCACCATGTATAACCTAGCTCAGCGCAACCCATACTTTAAACCTGTCTTCGAGAACACTGAGAAGTTTATCAACGATGTGTCGTTCTACGCAGCCAAAGCCTCAGAGCTTGCGCCAAGACTATTGCCGCAGCTTGACTCACTGCGCGATATCACCAAGTCTGCTATCGGTGCCAAGGATAATGAAGCGCTAAGTAAGCCCATTTTTGAAGGTACGTTATTGTGGGGCCGCGACCTTGATGGCAAAGCAGTGCTCATCAAGGACTGGCGTAAAAAGGTAATGGCAACCTCAAAGCAAGACCGCTTGCAGATGCTAAAAGACGCCAACCGTATCACGCCAGCACAGCTGCAACAGCTTGCCACGCTAAACAACATCCAAGCCAACCGCTTTATCAATGGCATTATCGATGAAGAAGTGAACGCTGGTCTTGTCTGGACTGACAACGAGCTACGGTCTAAGTTCAATCTTGACGATAAGCAGATTGAATTATACCGAGAGTTCCGCGCTACCACAGACAATAGCCTTGATAGCATGACGCGCTCAGACATGCTCAGACGTTTGGGTAAAGATGCGACCGCTATTGAAACGGCAGTCATGGAAGCTGGCACGTTACGCGAAGCGGTCTTTACTATCGAGCAGCATATTAATGGCTTGATACAAGCCAGCCCGAAAAAAGAGAAGTCGCTAAAGAATACGTTGAAAGATATCAAGGAATCACAATTCCGCACCAATAAGCTAATCGATGATGGTTATGCGCCATTATCACGCTTCGGTCAATACACGGTCGATGTCGTCGATAAAGACGGCAACCGTGAATACTTTGGTATGTTTGAATCTGCTTATGAAGCGCGCAAGATGAAGGGCGAGATGGATGCGCTGTATGGCGATGATCAAGACTTCACTGTTACCCAAGGCGCACTATCGAAAGAAGAGTTTAAATTGTTCGCTGGCGTGACACCTGAAACCGCTGAATTGTTTGGTGAGATGATGGGGCTTGATGCCACTGGTGACAAAGCGGCTGACGATGCGTTCCAAGAGTACCTACGCCGCACCAAAAACAACCGTAGCACCATGAAGCGCTTGATGCACCGTAAAGGTATCAAAGGTTATTCTGAAGACGTTGGCCGTGTGCTGGCGAGTTTTGTGTACTCAAATGCGCGTCATACCTCAGCTGCTTTAAACATGGGCAACCTTGACCGTAGTATTCAAGACATACCAAAAGGCGAGGGCCAGTTAAAAGATGCTGCAGTCAAACTGGCGGAGTACATTAAAAACCCACAAGAAGAAGGCAACGTCATTCGTGGCTGGATGTTCGCGCAATACTTGGGTGGCTCGATTGCTTCTGCTGCAGTCAACATTACCCAACCTATTGCCGTGTCATTCCCTTATCTGTCACAGTTCGGCGGCGCGGTCAAAGCAGCAAGCCAGCTCAAACGCTCAAGCAGTGATTGGGCCAAGTCACTGAAGAACAAGAACAATGATCACTTTGAGGCAGGCTTACGCGACGCAATCGCACGCGCTGAAGCAGATGGCACACTGTCACCACAAGAGGTTCACAACCTACTCAAGCAAGCCAGCGGTAAAAACCCACTGAGCGCCGGTGATGGTACAAAAATTGGTAACGCCAAAGCGCTGGCAGGTAACACACTGTCTCGCGTCAGTCTGGCATGGGGTTCGTTATTTAGTTTGGCAGAACAGGTCAACCGCCGCGTAACTTTTGTGGCAGCGTATCGCATGGCAGTCGAGCAAGGCATGGATAATCCGGCAGAGTTTGCTACCAAGTCGATTAAAGAAACGCAGTTTGTTTATAACAAAGCGTCACGTATGAATTGGGGGCGGGGTGCTGTCGGTGGCACGCTCATGACGTTTAAGACTTATACCGTATCTTACATTGAGCTGATGCACAGACTATGGAATCAGGGCGAGAAGGGGTCTGTTGAACGTGCCCAAGGTCGCAAAGCAACCATGATTATGCTTGGCGTCATGTTCCTACTATCAGGTTCAGGCGGTTTACCATTTATGGAAGATGCGGAAGACTTGATTGATGGTATTGGTCAAATTATGGGCTACAACTTATCATCGAAGAAAGCACGACAAGACTTTTTGGATGCGTGGTTTGGTGAGATGATAGGGGACTTTATGGAGTCAGGCGCATCGAGTTTACCGGGTTCACCGACCGATGTATCAGGTCGATTAGGTCTTGGTAACTTAATACCAGGTACCGGTATTTTTAGAGAGCGCACCAATAATACCCGTGACGTGCTTGAGGTTGTCGGTCCGGCTGGTGATTTTGTTGGACGTGTCGCAACTGGCACCAGAGATATTGCCAAAGGCGTGGCAAACTTAGACGCCACAAGTATCAAGAAAGGTACATTAGAGCTCGCACCTACCGCCGTTCGCAACGCGGTCAAAGGTATAAGTATGGGCACATCGGGTATTTATAAAGATACCAAAGGCTATAAAGTCACTGACGTGTCACCCGTTGATGCGGCTTTTAAATTTGCAGGATTCCAGCCGCTAAAAGTATCTAAGATTCAAGAGGCTAACTATCTTGGTCAAACGAATACTTCTTACTACAGTTTGCGCGCCTCAAATATCCGCGCACTGTGGGCGGCTGGCGTGGTCGAAGGCAATAGCAGTAAAGTTGCTGATGCACGCGCTGCAGTTGCAGACTGGAATAACAAAAATCCTGATCAAAAAATCATCATCAAGCCCACTGATATCGCTCGCCGTGTCCGTGAGATGAAGATGGATAAGTCAGAGCGCGTCACCAAGCTGGCACCAAAGTCAATGCGCGCACAAATGGCGTCAGACTTTGCACAAGTACGTGACGGTTTTTAAGTAGTCCAACTACCGAGGATTCCTCGAAACATCAAAGCTCACCCTAAGCGGTGGGCTTTTTTGTGTCTGATTTTTGGCACACCCCTATAAGGTTCGCTACTCACAACCTATCTTGATTAAATGATGATTATTGAAACGATATATAAATCTATTAATCAGAAAAGGATTAACCATGGCGGATATGAAGTAGTACACAGGAACAAAAGTTGTTAATGCCACACCAATGACTCGCCAAACATATAACGATTTGCGTGGTTGGGACTTGCCAGCAGACGAAGATGGTAGCGATGAAGGTTACTTGGTCGAATACACTGATGGTGGGCAAGCAAACACTGATGGTTACGATGGCTATGTTTCTTGGTCACCAAAAGGCGTGTTTGAGAAATCATATTTACCGTCAAGCCATCCATTAGATCGTATGGCTATTGAAAACATGCAACTGATTGAGCGATTAAAACCGCTTGATGAATTATTAGCAAAACCACAGCCTAAGTTTATTAGTGATAAGCAATGGGCTTTACTCCACGAACAGCAAAAACACATGACCGCCTATTTCAATACATTAGATGAGCGTATTGAAGACTTAGCTGCCGAATTGGGATTATGAAAATGCCAGAATCAAACCAAGAAGTAACAAATACAGAAGGTAAAATCACTGGCGAAACCTCCGATGGTTATCATACTTTTAATGAGTTATACCATCATCGGATGGTTTTGTTCTCGATTATCTGCAATAGCAATAAAGACAAGGCTTTTAAGTCGAAGCTACACGCTGACGGTACAATGTTCGATGACTACTTTATTGTTGGAGTCAATACGCCTGAAGGTCACTACACCTATCATTACCACATAAATAATTGGGATCGCTTCCAAGTCAAAGAGCTTGAACATGCGCCTGAATGGGATGGCCACCAGCCTTGCGATATTGACAGACTTTTAACGCTAGAAAGTAGTGGCGACTGTCCTATTGAAGAAGGTGATGAGTTTGATTTTGGCTCAGCTATTTACTTGATGCAAAAGGGCGAGCGTGTCATGCGTGCTGGCTGGAATGGCAAAGGCATGTTTATTTACATCGTGCCAGCAGCAAGTTATCCAGCACAGCGCAATGCCAAGGGCGTATTAGTAGGTGACTATCCCAATGACATGGTTCCGTACAGCTCTTATATCGCTTTGAAGTCTGCTAGTGGCGAAGTGGTGCCATGGACTATTAGCCAGTCAGACGCACTCGCAACCGACTGGTGCCTCGCCTAAATAACACGCAGCAAAGGACAAATCAATGACCATTAGATCAGCCTTCGGCAATGGCATTATCGCAATGGGCGGTTATGTTGCCACCAAAGCCGCCGCATTATCTGCCTCAGATATCACCACGCCGTCGGTTGTTGAGGTGGTGCCAAAGAATAACGTGTACCTATTTCAAATGGCTGACCCATACCTATTGGTCGGCTTCACGGTTCCCAACTGGCTTGGCGTAGTGTTCTTTGTGATAGCGCTTATCTTTGGCACTATCGCTGGCATGAACCAAGAAACACCGATTGACGGTAAGTTTAAACGCGCTTATCTCAAGCCGTTTTATAGCTTGTCGTTTGGCATATTAGTGACCTTGTTTATCGTGCCAGCTTTTTACCCTGACATTACTATCTGGAGCCTCATTGTTCCGGCTGGGTTTTTTGCCGCCATTGGTTCAGTGGTTATTTATTACGTGATTGCCTTCTTTACTGGCGAAAAATTATGGGCGCTTATCAATACAGAGGCCCACAGCTCTGCGCCTGACATGATAAAAGCTGTCTTTGGTTACTTCAAAGGTATCTTGATGGCGTTTATCGGGAGGAATGATAAATGATCATCTTTAACTTAGCGTTTTTTAATACCTTGCTTGCTCTCATTGGCATCATCGGCTGGAGCTGGGTATGGTGGTTTGGCAAGTACAAGACTGGCTGCAATGCTCGCATTCAGATGGGCGTCATCTTACTTGGCGTCGTGTGGGTGATGTTGTTTTTGGCTGATACTGTTCAGGACTTGGTGCCAACCAGTTTAACCGTGGTCAGTCGAGCGCTGGTATTAATTGGCTTATGGTGCTGTATGCCACTGCTTAAAAAGCAAGTGGAAACGCTAGAGCCCAGTGCGCCAGAAGTCAAGATTAAAAAAATTCGTATTAGAGGTAAATCATTATGACAAGCCAAGCCGTTACCGATACTGCTATTTTTGCAAAACTGCGTGAGCATCTAGCGCCAACCAAGTTGTCGCAACTGATTGTCGATATCACCAACCAGGCCATGACTGATAATACGTTTCGTGGTGAACTCATTGAGCGCTTAGAGCTGTCAGTTAAAGAGGTTGAGATTGATGCTGGCAAGCGGCCTTATAATTTGACGATTGAAACACTTAAAAAAGTTGATCCAAACGTCAATCCAGCGGCGGTCGAAATACTTTTAAGACTGGGGCCACAGTACGGCATTATTACCAAGAAGCAAATGTGCTCATTTATCGCTAACTGTATTCATGAGTCAAGCGCATTCAATGCTAAACGCGAGAGTTTTAATTATCGCCCTGAGCGCTTGCGAGCTGTATTCCCTAGCAGGATTAAGTCTATTGCAGACGCCAAGGCGCTACTGGCAAAAGGGCAGGTCGCTGTTGCCAACTATTTGTATGGTGGTCGCTATGGCAATCGCCCTAACACCAATGACGGCTGGCATTATCGCGGTGGCGGCTGGACTGGGAACACTTTCCGCGATAATTATTTTATTTTGCAAAATATGACCGGCATTAAGTTTGGGGACAATCCTAAACTGATTGAAGACATGGAAAACGCGGCCATCGCTGCAATGGAATTTTGGCGTATCAATGGCTGCAATGAAAAGGCTGAAAAGATTAATACTTACTCGAACGGCTATACGCTTAATACACTAAACAGTAAAGGCATTGAAACCAAAGACTATAAGATGAATTATGGCGCTCGTATTATCCGTCAAACGGTCAATGGTGGCTTGAATGGTTATACCGAGTTTTGCCAAGCGCTTGAGAAGTGTTTGCGGTATTTATAGCTAAACATAGCTAACTTTAGCTATGTTTAGCTGCTATAATAGCTACACAAAACAAAATAGCCTCCATATCTGTTATGTTTTCGCCCATCTATTAATTTAGATGGGCTTTTTTATTGCCAAAATTTTGCGTTCATGAACGCAAGAACGCAAATGAACGCAAATGAACGCAAAAACGCTGAAACCCTTATAGATCAGCCGGGAGCCATAAGAATAGCAATATCTAAACTTTGTCTAAGTTGGTCTAAGTTGGTCTAAAACCACACCTCAATGTCTAAACTACCCTAAAAGTTAGACGTAAAAAAGCCGCTAGATATTAGCCTTTCTAGCGGCTTTTTGCCTCACAATACCTTAGTACAACTTTACGGGTATCAATCGGATGACTCATGCGCGGTGAGAAGTATAAGGAAACGCACATCATCTGCCAGTGTTTTTGCATGTCGTAGCACCGCTGGTCTGACTACGTTCGCTCTATCTGGAAACCCAGCCCTAGCGACTAGGGATTACTGCGTCAATCAACTACAAGGAATGGTGATAATCATAGCACGCTATTACCTAACACACCATAGACACACAAAAATAAAACAACTTAAATTATATCTTTTAAATCATGCGCTTGTTAAACCGTGTGCGCTCCCGCCATCTCCACCATATATAGTTAGACAATGTAAAACATAGTTAAACAAAGCAAGACGTAAAAACCTACTAAACCCCTTAAAACACTACGTTTCAAGGGGTTTTTAGTGCCTAAGCCCATGTTAATAAAGCATAGTTGAGCATTGACAAACATAGTTAAGCATAGTATTAATGCACACAACACACACACGTATTGACACACGGAATTGGCAACCATGATAACCAAAGACGCACAAGTAAAAGCCCTAAAACCAGAGGATAAGCGCTACTCAAAATCGTTAGGCGATGGTTTATCTATCGATGTTATGCCGTCTGGAAAAAAGTCATGGGTGCTGGCTTATGTTAAGGCTGGCAAGCGCACACGAACTAAGCTTGGCACATATCCAGTGTTATCACTTAAAGATGCTCGCACGCTCGCGCAAGAAATGCAGCGCCAAGCCATCATGGGTTATAACGACATACTGGTTGAGGGTTTAGTGCAAGAATGGCTATCTGTGTACTCGCCAGCATGGACAAGCCAAAAGTATCACGATACGGTCGTGTATCGACTAGAATTAGTGACACACCGCATTGCAAAGGTAAAAGCGAACGATGTTAATCGCGCCATGATATCGAACGAGATCAGCTTACTTATCGCCAACGGCACCATAGAGACAGCAAACCGATGTTTGCGTCTGCTTAACTCATTGTTTGACTATGCGCTGGCCAAAGACTATGTTCAGAATAATCCTTGCTCATTGGTTAGTAAGATGATACCGTCGCGCAAAGTGATTAACATGCCTTGTCTGCCTATTACTGAAATGCCAAAATTTTGGACCAAGCTTAATTATATGGATATGCAGTTTGAGACAAAACAGGCAATCGCTTTATATAACTACCTTGCCTGCCGCCCAAGTGAGCTTGCAAAGGCAAGATGGGATACGGGAGAGTTTGATTTAGATAATGGTGTGTGGTTGATACCAGCACACAGAATGAAGATGCGCCAAGAGCACATGATACCGCTGACTGAAAAACCATTAGAGATATTGCGCGAGATTTACGCTAATCGTACCAATGATGAGTATGTGTTTAAGAAAAAGAACAAGCCATGGGAACACATGCCAACCGAAACGCCACTGGCAGCAATCAAGCGTGCGGCTGGGGCTGGCAAGATGACCACACACGGCTTTAGGTCATTATTATCGACGCACGCCAACGCCTCAAAAGAGTTCGATAAGGATGTTATCGAGCGTCACCTGGCACACGTACCGGAGAATAAAGGCCGCTTTGCCTACAATCGCGCTGACTACTGGGACGAGCGCGTTCGTCTTATGGAATGGTGGTCAGATATTGTTACACCTTGGATTTATGGACAGGCATAAAAAAAGGCGCATTAAGCGCCTTCCTCGTCTGTAATATCTTCATCGGAAAATTCTATCTCTTTTATTCTATCGACCGTTGATTGCTTCCACCATTTTAACTGCTTATTGGTTCTGTCTGGCGGGTACTGGTCCATATAGTTATCGCGAAAGGTGCGAGGGTCTTTAAACCCTAACTCTCTTGCTGTTTCTGTCATACTCAACCATCTAATCATTATCGCTCTCCATCAAGCCATATTAAAAGAAACACTTGCTTCAACATCAAACTCAGTTTGGCAGTCGTTGCAAGTCGCGGTCAGTATTTCACCGTCCATAACCAACACGCTACTTACTTCATAACCACCGCCACATTCCGGACAATTAGCATCACCCATATCAATCTCCTACACGTTAATATTAATATTGCCGGTTATGGCATCAAGACACGCCTTAACCAGATAAGCGTTGTCGTGATTTTTTATAATCCACTGTAAGTAACTGCGATCAGTGACCGCTATATCTTTGATAGATTTACCTTGGTGCTTACCAAACGTGAAAGTAAGCGGAATCCGCGCTTCCTCGCTGGCAAGATACAACTGCTCCATGCTATCGATATTACCCAGCTCGCATAGGTGCTCTAGCAGCCATAGCGTAAACGTCACATCCCAACCAGCATTGTGAGCATTGCGGCAATACTGGCGCGCTAAATCAGGATTGATAGCATAGGTGAGTGCGCCTAGTGAGTGACTATCTAAGTCTGGTAGTAATCGACGTGCCAGCGCTTGCGTACAAATACGTTTGTACTGGCTAACATCAACGCCAGCATTGGCCGCAACTTGGATGTCGAAGTCTGCATTGTGAGCGATGATGTAAGCTTCACCGACTGGCAGATATTGCGGTACCACTATCTTATGATTGCGATAATCTTTTACGTCGTCTGGCGTAATGTGACTGACTGCCATCGCACCGTAGCTGATACGGCGGTCAGGGCAACAGTTGATAGTGTGACTAGGTACGCCGTCACCAATATCGCTATACATCTTTTCAGCGACGATATAACCATCTTCATGAAAGCGTATATTGCGATACCCAAGCTGTGTAGCTTCTGCTTCCTTGCTAACATCCGTTGCTTCAAAATCTATAATCATTGCTGGCGTGTTCATACTTTTGCTTCCTTAGTAAATTCATCCCATAGGTATTCATGGTCAAACGGCTGCACCACACCCATAACTGGCACTTTCTTTTCTTGCTCAGCTTTGAGCGCTTCAACGTCAATTTCTTTAGGAAACTTAGACATATCTTTTTGCGCTCGCACCACAACATACGACTTACTCATAATGACTGCACCGCTACCATTCCTTGCTGCATCAAACGCCATGTTTGCCGCGTCTGGTATCGTGCGTCTATCGCCGTAACCCTGATAGTCAATCGTGGCACAGTACATTTCACCATCTGCCATACATACATGACCAGTGACGACAAACTTACGCGGCGATTCTAGTATCTCTTTGCGCACTTTCGGGTTAACCCAGTCATCAAAGTATTCAGTTCGATTTCTAACCTGATCGCCAGTGAGTGAGGTATCGAGGGGAATTTTCATGTAACCTTCGTACATTTCCGGCTTGCCAGCTTTAACCTGGTTCGCCTTTTTGACTGCCGCCTTCTTGCGCTTATCACGGTTTTTAATCTTTGCCATTGGTAATGCCTCCTAGTGCTTGCCAGCTACATGATGCAAGTTAATATCTTGACCTTGCTCTCGCGCTTGCTGTATAGAATTATCCATTTGGCGAGTTAGGTTGGTGATAAGCTCCATCATTAGCAGCATAGGCTTTTCGATTGAGCCGTCCTTAACCAAGTAATCAAAGTTTTGAGCCAATGCAGATGCTTGTATGCTCATCATCATTGACGCCGTACCAGCACAAAGTATCGATAGTCTGTCGCTATCATCTGTAAGCGTTGAGATAACTACCATTGCTTGCGCTCTGTCGTCGCCAGTGACTTCATTGAAGTTGTCAATCAAGCTCTGAGATTCTTTTTCGATATTCTTATCCATAGTATTTCTTCCGTAGTAGTTGAAAATAAGGTGTTTAGGCTGGCAGTTGTCCTTTCAAACTAACCCCAGCGTCATAGCCTTGGTGAGCCATCGCCTCACCAACTAGCTGATACCAGTTGCCTAAACGATTGATGGTTTATTCAATTAATACTTTTTACCGCCGTCTTTGACACGGTTTTCCATCTTATGATCTGCACGCTGGGCGTTGTAAGCCAGTTTTTCAGCGATAGCGCCGCCTAGGTCGTAACCTTTCCCGCCAGCCAAGTCGCAAATGCGGATAACTGCATCCGCTAATTCAACTTCCATCATTCTTCGGTGCGGTAGATGGTCGTCCATCAAGCCTTTACGATCACCTTCCATTGCCTCGCTAAGCTCACTTACGCACAGCATTAGCATCTGACCGGTGTTGCGTTTCATACCACTGCCGTCAGCATCGCCTAGGTACTCGCCAGTCTCAGGGCAAGTCCACCAGCCGCCG